ATGAAAAATGAAACTAATATTCGCCGTGGCAGGCATTGTGTATTCCTGATGCACGTCCATTTGGTCTTTGTCACAAAATACAGGCGAAAAATATTTGATCGGGATGCAATTGAAAAATTGCGAGGCTACTTTGCCAGTGTTTGTGCTGATTTTGATGTTGAACTGGTTGAAATGGATGGGGAACGGGATCACGTTCATTTACTGATTAATTACCCGCCAAAACTGGCGATATCTAATCTGGTTAACAGCCTTAAAGGGGTATCGAGTCGATTACTTCGACGTGATCGTCCTGATATTGCCCAACGTTATTACTACAAGGGGGTTCTTTGGTCGCCGAGTTATTTCGCGGGGAGTTGTGGTGGTGCACCAATATCTATTATCCGCCAGTACATTGAGCAACAGGAAACACCTAGTTAGTTAAAAAACCGCGCCTTATATCCCCGACCTGAAGGATGGGGTTTTACGGCGCTTTGGATAAATCACACGCAAGAAAGTAGAATAATCATGCACAATCTCGCAAATCTAACTCAGTGAGTAAGAGATTTCCGCGGAGGTATGAGTACAGCAAAGAAGATTAGATGTCTTCCTCGGCTTCAATTTCGGCGCTCTTAGCCTCCTCCGCTTGCCTATCCGCCTCCTCTTTCGCCAATCGCTCGGCTTCTGCTTGCTTGAGGTTGTAGATGGAATTCACCGGCATTTCGACACGCATATCTATCCAGCGAGACTCGGGAACGTCACACGGCTCATGGTTTTCGAAGTAAACAGGGTTGCCGTCTTCATCAAGGTGCTTGATGCGCTTGTTCTGGAAGCGTTCTGGCATCTCTGCATTTTGCTGATGGAAGACAAATAGCTCGATATCACCATCGGGTTTAACCTCGTAATCAATGAGAACCATGTTTTTACCATTGTGGTCTTGAGGGATAACGATACCATTATTGATTCCCCATGCGCCATCTGCATTAAAGCCAACGACACCCTTGATTAAATAGTGACCTACTCCTAGACGCTCCATTTCAGCACCTTCGGATTCGTCGTTGGTCTCGATATGGTCTGCAAATACTTTTACAATCGGGGACGCGACTTTTAAGTTGCCGTTTGAGTCTTTTGTTGTGTTTCTATCACTATATAAATTATATTTATAAAAAATATTTGAATTGCCACCAATAGCAATAACACCCTTTCCTGCATAGTCTGCTGAAATTACAGTGTATGTGTCATGAGACTTTCCGTATATCGCTACACTATTCTGATAATGATATTTTGATGTAGCAGCAGAGTTCCTAAATATTTGAGACTCTGTATTTAATCCCTTTAAAAATGAAACATAGGACTTCTCATCTAGATTAATTACAGCCCCTTTTCCACCCCATCCATAATCACCCACTTGCATTAGTGTGCCAGAGTTAGCAGGCAAGGTGTGCGTCCCTTTTGTCGACTTAATTGCGTTCTTACTGAAAGTCACATCACCAGAGATAGTTCCGCCCGTTTTATCAAACTTCCCATCTAGCAGCTTATCCCGCTCTGCTTCTGTGCGTGTTTTTCTCACAGTGCCATCAGGGAGTTTGACATCAATAACTCCCGACTCCGTCATTATGCGATTCTGTATATCACTGAACTGTACGTTAGATGAATTCATTGCAACAATCGCGTTTGCTGCTGCTGAAATTGAATCCATTGTTGTTGTGAAAATAACGTATTTAGCACCAGTTTGTGCTGTCGGGATTGGAAAGTTTAATGTTAGTTCTGTGTTCGACTGTATTGAGTGAATGCTGTTGTTATGAACAGTGTTGCCGATTTGAATCTGTATCATCTGCATTGGAAGTACAAGATTAATATTCTCTTTCCACTTAGTGCCCACTCCAATTAGTTTTGTGCTGTTTGCTGTTGTGGTAACTGTTCCTGTGTTGTACATAATATTCTCCGAAATTTAGATACAAAAAAACCGCAATTAAGCGGCTTGTTTATGAATTGATTGAACTATTTGAATGACGATGGGGCGCTCTTGCATGCTAAGACAAGCGCCGGATGGATTCTTAATGTGCAGTCTGAGTTGTCGCCGCCATTCCCTCGCCCTATTAACCGTATCTTTATCACTGTGTCTTTTTGATATTTCGGTATCTTGATATAACAAGATGCGATTGCAGCCCACGTTGTATCTGGACTATTAACCGTCGTTGTGATGACATTTTGGGAAACTCCATTTGCAAAAACTGAAATTTCAAAGGGTTTATTGATTGCTGGATTCTTGTGCTCAGATGCGAAATGCATTGTTGGCATAATCAAATCAACATCATACGGCATGTTTCCTACGTAGATTATTGATGTTTCTATAGACATAACAGGTTGTTTAATGAAAGACTTTGACACCCCTTCGTATAAGACCCCCGTTGCAACATCCCCGATGAATTTTCCAGCGTGGACAGTTCCTCTGAAGTCACCATCAGTTGCATAAATCTTACCGGTTATTTCAGCGTCATTTGCAATCAGCTTCCCGTTTTCAAAGTCCAGCATGAGACCTTTTTTAGCTAAAGGATCCCAATTTTTGGATTTGATAGTCGAACCAATTAACAGCTTTTCAATTGTCGCTTGATTAATAAACGCTTCATTGATAAAGACCTGCCCATTCTCAACAAAAAACACGGGTTCTAGCTTGCCACTTACAGGGTTAAAGATACCAAACGTATCAGCACTGAAACCAATTTGCGTGACGACTTGGCCGTTTTTGACTTCTGCACCTAAAATCATCTGCGCTTCATAATATTGGCCATTCACAACAACGGCATTCTTGATACCAAAGATAGAAGATGCATTGCCTTTTTGGTCAACATAGGTCTTGGCTTGCGCTTCAAATGCCGCATTTAAGCCACCAAGTTCAGAATTAATTTTGTTAATCTGACTGCCACGGGTTTCTTGCTCGTTCGCGATCGCTTGCTTGTTAGACGTAATTTGCGTCTCTGCAAGCAACATGCGCTGGTCATTACTATTTTTGTATCTATCAATATCTTGCTTAGCATCCGCTGCATTTGATTTTGCGGTGTTAGCCGTATCTTGTGCAGTTTCGACTTTAGCTGAAAGTGTTTGATTAGATTCAGCAATAGCCCCTTCGAGTGTGGCTTTGGTTTGGTCAACTTTTTGGTCAACAGCGGTCACTTTTCTATCAACTGAATTGATTTCGCTATAAAGCTGCTCTTTCGTTTCCGTGATAGATTGCTGTGCATCCGCAAGGGTGCTTTCAACGCGTGTAAAACGGGCATTCACTTGTTCAAATTGTGAATCAAGCTGCGTGAACTTCTGCGCATAAGCTTTATCGTTATCAACAATAATTTTGTTGGTCTCACGAATAGAGGCTTTAGCACGTAAAAGCTCAGACCCTTGCTCATTTTGCTGTGCTGCGAGCTGTAACGTCGTTTCAGCTTGCGATGATTCGATGTTAGACTGCGTGTTTTGAAGGTTCGCTATCGTCGCTTCATTGCTATCAAAGCGTGAAGAAGACACTTGCTCAAGCTCTGTCAATGTCTTATCCGTCTCAGCGATGGCCTTTGTGTGAGTTGTCACTGCGGCGCTGATATCTGATAATTCTTTGTTTGTCTTGTCTATTTCCTCTTTATTAGCGTTAATATCTTTCCCGAGTTCTGCGCGTACTTGCTCTGTGCGCTCTGAGTGTGCTTTGTCTTGCTCTGCGATTGATTTACGCACATCCACGAATTCAGCTTGCGAATCTTCGTAGTGCGCTTTCACGCTCTCCGCTAGCTCGGCTGTTGCTTTTTCATTCGTCGCTGTTGCATTCGCAATACGCTTGACGTCCGCTTTCGACTGTAGCAACTCAGAGCTATGTTGGTTAACTTGAGCTGTCGTCTGCATTATCGCTTCTGAAACTGCAAGCTCCACATTTGACAATGACGTCTCAAAGTGCGTGATATAGCCGCGCATCTCGCCGAATTCAGCTGTAGTTGATTGCTCAAATTTAGCTTGCGCTTTTTCTAAGTCGCTAGTTGCTGTTTCAACTGTTGTGACGCGTGATTTAACGCCATCTACATCAGCTTTCACTTGACTGATTTGCTGCGCCGTTGCTTTCTCATAACTCGACTGAGCATCTTTAATATTCAGGATTTCAGATGCGTTATAATCGACTTTTGCAGTAATCTGCTCTTGCCAGCGCGCAGCGGCCTCTCTGTCAGTGACTTGCACTTGCTCAATGCGGAATATCTCAGCTTTTCTATCTGCAACTTCTTCTTTCAAACTGAAATGAACTTCCGTCGTGAACTTAGTGTTCATCATCACAGCTTCGTTGACAGCTTCAACATTTCTGTCAATGCTGACAACTTTCTGTTTCACATCAATAGCATCAAGCTCAAGCTCTGCAATCGCGTCTTTGCTAAAGTCAATCTGCTCTTGCATCTGTTTGCCAGCTTCGTTGGTGAGGAAGGTGTCGCCCAGCTCGTCAACCATATCCTTTGGCGTTCCACTAGCTTGACCCACAGCTTCGACAAATTGCGATTTACCGTAGCTGTTAACAGTACGAACATAAAACCAATAATCTGTACCCGCCTTTAAGTTATCCTTAGTCCAAAATTGCCCCTGACCTTGTCTGTTGGCTTTTGTGGTGACTTCGACGTCATTCGTGCTGGCCAGTTTTTTGTCGCTGAACCAGAATTCAAATGTATAGCCATGCTGCGCGGTTTCGCCACCATGAGGGATACAAGTCAACGAGAATATACCGCCAACCATTTCAACACTGACCGGTTTAGGTGGAGCTTGGATATCAAAATCCACAATCGCTGGGGCAGACATCGCGCCAGCCGCATTAATTGACCGAACTTCGGCACGATATGAGCCGCGCACAAGCCCAGATAAATCAACTCTATCTTGCGGTACTTGAATTGACTGAATAACTTTGCCAGCTTCAAGAATATTCACGGTGTTATAGCGAACATCCGCAGCGGCTGATTGCCAGCTCAGATAGCCTTGAACGACTTCACCAATGTTCGTTGGCACAAAGGTTAGATTTAGTGGTGGAGCGACACCGCCAGTCGGTAAAACCGTAAATGGCGGGCGCACAAAAGGCTTGCCGATGATGTCTTCATAGATATGTGGCCCATCCTCTTCGAGCAGTAACTCGACACCCTCCTGCGGATGAAACTTCCACTCAGCCACGCGGCACTCAAAGTCCTGTATACCAATATGGGGCAAGTTAAGTAAGCAAACATCCCCTGGTCTATATGCGTAACCATCCATATTCATTTTTGACTGAATGCGACGACCCGCGCGTTTTTTACGTAGATACAAGTTTGTGACTCTTGCAGCTTGGTACGGACTAACAATAAAACGATAGTCAATGTTCTCTTTAATCTCTAATCCGTCTTCTTCAACCCACTCTTCAACAATAACAGGCTCAAAGTCTGTTTGAATATATTGTTGCTCTGCATCGACAAACGTACCGTAAATCGCATTGGTTGCATCACGTAACCCTAGTTCTGGTGTGATATTGACTGTATCAATGATTTGATTTGGCTCGATGCGCAATACAGCAGGCCCATTGTACGCTTGCATCAGAATGCCATGTTTCCCCGCCACGTAAGTCGGTTCAGCAGCTATGCACCTGTGCATGTGATCAAGCACTGACGCTGGCGATTCGGAAAGCTCATAAGCGCCATTAATTGTATAGCGAGGCTCCGTATTACCCTCAGGGGTCATTACAGGTTCATCACATAAATCAGCAGCGACTTTGAACGCATCAAAATCAATGTCGGAATCAGGAACGTTTAAATAACTACGATAATAGTCAAGAATGACTAATGCGCCGTTATTACTCCACACGGTTTTACCAGTGCGCGGGTCATAGATTTGCTTCCCCCACACTTCGACTTTGACGTTTGGTACGCCGTATGGAAATTTCTCAGCATCGTATTTAAGTGTTAAACGTAACCACGCTAAGCCATCCCCTATCATGTCTTCCTTCCATGACGGGGCATTTTTTAACATGTAGGGGTCACAATCCGTGCGGCTATTGTGAAACTCATAATCCGCTTTATCGCCGAATTCACTAATCAAATCGTCGTTCAGCCAAATCTTGCCAATGCGGTCTACTTTATGTGCTGCAATGGCTAGTGCCATAAATAAGCGCTCATTGTCTGTTTGGCTTCCTCTCTCTTCTTCCGCGAAAAACAACAATCCTGAACACACTGTCTTACCGACAATGATGGTCTCTGGTGCTTTTGATGAACGAAGCATCTGCTTGCGCTCTGACTGGTCTCGATAACCTGACGGCACCTTGTCTTTGAATATCATTGAGCCAGCAAACTGTGTTGCCATGCCAGCCGCAATAACAGCCCAGCCAGCAGGGCCGCCCATGATCGCCCCAGCAATCATCAAACCCGTCGAAACGATATTTGAAACAACTTTACCCATCTACTCGACCCTCCATGCCTTGATTGGTTGATGGTTAACAGGTAATACCCCGTTTTCAGTGACAGACCACACCTTGCCAGCCCAAAGCACCCCAAGAGTTTTCCCCTCATCACCATGAAACATAACAATGTCACCCCTTGTGGCTTTGTCTGGTTCGATTTCGATAAAGAAACTTGATAGGCCCGACTCTAAATCACCAAATTCCGACTTTAAGACTCGCATAGCCCCTGATTTTGTCTTATAGCGACCACGAACTTTTTCAGCAATATCGATACCACATACAGCAAGCGCGCAATCAGCCGCAAACAAACAGCAGTCATGCTCCCCCCATGAAAAAGGGCGACTCATTGCCGCCCTTAAGGTTTCAGGTAATTGTATGGTCCATTGAGGATGTCGCATTTACTTACCTCCAAATGTAAAAAATCCTCAGTTAAGAGGCCTTGCGTGCGAATTAGTTTTAGTGCTTATTTGTAAATGAAGGCTGGCGCATCCTTTTTACTGCCCCAATAAATCGAGCGTTCTGCCATCTGAGCAACATATCGAAATATACGGTCACCATTATGCCGCTTAGACCAAGATTCATCTGTGAAACGGTCAGGCAACCCCATTGACCAACGTTCAAAACGATTTGATACCGTGAGCCCTATTTTATTCTCTTCGCCTGTGGTGACGCTTAGATTTGCTATCTGCCCTGCAAAAATGACATCCGCTAAAATCGGCTGCCCACTGCTATCATCAATCGCTACAAGCATGAGTCGAACATCACGACCACGACTGCGCTCGTTGAGCACCTCGCCAACTAACGTCGAATCAAACCCACTCAGCGATAGAAGCAGTTGCGTTGGGCTTGTGGTTAGCGCTTCCTTGACCGCCTCGACCGAACCAAATTGCCCAACACCTTGATACACCTCACCAGCTATAATGAGGTTGCCCGTACCTGTGTGAACACGTGTCACGCCTGAATTCAAATCAAGTTTTGCAGCAAAAACCAAATAGCAACCATCATTAATTGCTTTGATCATTCCGTCTGAAAAGGGATGATAAATCATTAGTAAAGCGCCTCTTCAAATTCGAGTGAAACATCCGATAACAAGTAAGGGTGAAATTGAAAATCCCCTTGCTCATTGTCTACTGGCTTAAATATCCCATAAGGTTTGGCAACTTCCACTTTATCATTGAGAGCTGGCGAATATCGAAGCATGGGGGAAATAGCAATAACAGCATTCCCACTTGCATCACTTTTAATATTCTCGGTCACCATTTTTAGCTCATTATTAACAGTAAGGTAATCGCCTTTTCTCAGCACATTAGTGTTAGGCTTCCAACCTTTCGTTTGCAGATATCTCCCCGTTTGATTGGATGCACTTACTAAAGGCGTTCCCATATTAGCAACGCCTTTCCGTGCCCAGTGCGATATCTTAACTCGCCCACTCTCACCATCCAGCGAAGCCATAAGAGCCTCAAGCTCTCTTGATTCATCATCTGTCAGATTTGTGAAACTGAGTGAACAATGCCATTTACTGCCGGGAAAACGAACTGTTTGAGAGCTACCTGTGAATACTGAGGTGAAGGTTTTACTGTTACTAATTAATCGCCACGACATCTCGCTAGGGTTAATACCCGAAGGCCATTCGATAATAGACATAATTTATTTCTCTAATAATTTTCTCGTATTTCCATTAGTAGCAAAATCACGTTGAATTCTGGCTACAGCCTCATCAGCACCTCTTTTTGCACCGACAGATGCCGCTTGCTGCATAGCCTGAATTAGCGCCTTATCACCATTACCAGTAACGGTAATTGTTTGCGTTATTGCTTGATGAATGACAACTGTAGACTGAGAGTTTTCAGTGTTTTCAGCTGTATTACTAACATTGGAATTATTGATGGTATTATTGTTTTGGTTAGCAGGATGAAGGTATTTCATGGCATAAGAATCAGAGTTTGATTGATAGTTTGGCATCTCTCCTGTATTCATTAAATCGTACAGGTTTTCCTTACCTATGCGATTAGTCGCTTCTTTATTGAAAACAAACTCATCTTTATGCACTATACCAGCCGGATCATATTTACCGCCCCTGCCTGTATAACCACCCGCGCTAAACAACCCCAATCCTTTAATGCCTGCATCAAAAACAGACTTGGAATCTCCTACTGGAAACAGCCCTGATATCGCATTAGTAATCTGTGCCTGTATCGCGATTCGGATTAAATCATTGATAATAGATTTCGCTAAATCACCGAAAAAGTCGCTAATCGCATCAAACGCACTTTTCGAGTTGGTTACGATGTCAGTAAGCGCACTAGCCGAGCCATCCGTGATGTTTTGCAGCGACCCTGTGATGAATCCTTCCGCTTGCTGACTATAGTTACGAGCGTTGTCAACATAATTTATAAGCCCCTCTTTAATCCCGTTTTGCCAATTAACCCGCAGGCCATCAATATTAGCTTGATGAACACGCATCATGACTAAACGCTTATCAAGCTCATTTCTGATGACTTGTGTTTCTGCATCATACATCTCTTGCGTGATGCCAGTTGATTTGTCATTGAATTGCTTGGTCAACTCCTCTTCTTTCTTCAGATACTCCTCTTTGAGCCTTAATTCCTCCTGCAACCTGCCTCGAGCTAAATTCCCCATGCCAGCGCCTTTCAGCTCCATATCATAAGCGCGTTGCGCCTGAGCCGTTTCCTCCATTAGTTGCTTGTTGTATGCAGCAATTTTGACTTCGGCTTCCTTGCGCTGGATGATTTTTTCGTATTCAGCGGCACGTTCTAACTCAGCCGTAATCAGTGCTTTATTGGCTAATAGTGATTTTTGGTCATCCGTTAGTCGTTTTCCTTTTGCTTTATTTTTCTCAATTTCTGCGATTTCTTGGTTCCACTTAACCAACGCTAGTTGCTGTGCGCCAAGTTTATCGCCAATTTCACTTTGAAGCTTAAGTGCTGCGTTTTGTTCCAGAAGACTAGATAGCCTTTTTTGTGCTGCGGATTCTGTATAAGCCTTGTTTTGAGAGTTAAGCAGCTTGCGTTGGCGCTCTTCCTCTCTATATCTTTCCGCCGCTAAGTCTTGGAGTTTTAGGATATTCTTGGGGTCAGTTTCTCCAGCATCCCTTGCCATATACTCAGCTTGCTTTCTTGCTTTGGCTTCACCTGTTAATGATGCAAGTTCTATATCGCGCTCAAGCTGCTGCTTTAATTTTGCACCACCTTCGGTAAAACTTAACGTCAAGTAGGCAGAGTTAAATTTGCCCAGCGCATTAGCTGCTGCATTCACATTAAGACCAAAGCTTTTAAATGCTTCAGCACCATTTGGTAGCACTGAACGAGTGTGCGCGGTTAGCAAATCCGCACCTTGCAGCAGCTTGCCATTAAGGTCTGCTTGGATTAGATTTATTGTGCTCTTTGTGCTGCTGAGTAACCTTTCTTTTTCTTCGTAGTTACCAATGGCTATATTAAGTTCATTCTGGGATTTTTTTTGTAGCTCAATATATTTTGAACTATCCTTACCTAACTTATTTAGCCTTTCTATAGCTTCAGAATGAGAATTTACTTGAGTTGTGTACTTTTCAACCTCTTTCTTAGCTTCGTCGAGGTCAGACTTTAATGTAGGCAACGTTTTCTCTAATTTTGACATTTCGGCAGCACGCTGAGCTCTGGGGATTTCTCTCATTTTATTGAGCAACTCCCCTGCCTCACCCGCCAGTGCTCTAGCATCTTCTCTGGCTTGCCTCATGCTTTCAGCCCAAGCGTATATTCCGCCTGCCGCTAACATAGCTAGCCCTACTGGGCCACCAATCAGTGCTAGCCCACCTCTGACCATCCCTGTTACTCTTGAGCCGATTGATGTTACTGCATTAAGTCGCTCTTGTGATGCTGCAACAGCATTGTTAGCCTGTACTAACGCAAGTTTTGCCGCTCTTTCTCGCGAGAGTGCTGCTGTGTACTCTGCCGATAACAATGCGCTTTGGCGAGTTCTGGCATTCCTGTTGATGTCATTCTGTAGTCTCGCTCTGTCTAACTGAGCATTCCTCACTGCCGCGGCAGCCCTCCTCTGTTCTTGAGTTGCCACATCCAGTTGAGCTTTTGCGTTTTCTTTTGCAGTCCGAGTCTGATTTATCGTTTCTTTGGCAGCAGTCTTCATTGAAGTTGCCATATTGCCAAAATAGCGGGCAACGCCTATCCCTACAATGCTAGTGATTACTGTTGAAGCGGCACTAAAGTTATCACTTAATGCTGCCAGTCCAGCAGACATCGAACGAGTGATGCCAAGACTTTGGTTTAATTCGCCATAATAGGCCTTTGCAGAGTTCACAACCCTGTTAAAGCCATCTGCAACAGTGTTGTCCATTGAATCAGCTAGCGCGTTATTGGCGTCTTTTGCTGCCATCACTGCATCGGCAAATAGCTTAAATGAAATCTTGCCATCTGCCGCCATTTTTTTGACTTGAGCTTCGGTTACTTTAATCCCACCATTTTGCTTTTCTAACTGTCTAGCTATATCACCAAGCAACGTTGGTGTAGCATTCATAATGGAGTTCCAGTTCTCACCAGCAACTTTCCCTGCAACCATCGCTTTATTTAGCGCGTTTTGCATTGACATGACTTCATTAGCACTTGACGCGTTGGCAGTCATTGCAGATGATAAAGATTCAATGTAATCAATAGTCTGTGTAGTGTTATACCCAAGTTCTTGCATTGATGTTGCAGCGCCGATATAGAGCAACTGAACATCTTCAATGTTTTTACCGTTACGGTTACTTATCTCCAAAAAACGCTCTTGGATATTTGTGTAATTTTTAATATCGCCTTCTACTGACTTGAGAGCCATTTTTATTCGTGCTGCAACTTGCCCCCAATCGTCGGCTATTTTTATAACTGCGCCGATAGATAGCGCACCTGCTGCAGAGGCCGCAAGCCGCTTGAATGAAAAGCCTAGGTTGTCTGTTGCCCCTGTCGCGCGTTCGCCTTGAGCTGTCAAGCGATTTAGGGCATCAGCTAAGCTTTCTGAGTTTCTTTGAGCACCCGAGCTATCTAAGATAATGACAAGCCTTGAAGATTGTTCAGACATTTTGCTTTCCTTTAGAAAAAAGAAAGCCCCGTCAACGCGACGAGGCCTTTACCTGAAATAAAAAACCCCGCCGAGTGGCAGGGTTTGTTTGATTTGTTATTTGTAGCTGGATAAGAGTATATCCATAGCCTTTTTGGCTGAATTGAAGCCTTCCATATTCATTTTTTTATCAACCGGTTTTTGTATAGGCCATCTTGTATATCTAATAGTTACATCGCTTTCATCTGAGAGACTGTCAACAATCAATTTTGCAGTCTCTCTTGAGTACATTCCGTTTCTTTCAGATTCTATTGGTTTTCCCTTGTCAACTCTTATATACGCTAAAGACTCTGGAAAATGCTCATAACCTATTTGTATTCTATATCCATTAGAATCCTTTTCTATTGTAAATCCATTTTGGTTCATCCCGCACGCCACTTCATCTGTCATTGCGTCTTTCTGACATTTAAAAGACCAATCATCGAATGGGTCATTAGTAACATTAACATACCCAGAGCTACTAGAATGATAAACCTCAACTTTTTTACCATCAATTATAGCCTTCTCAATAACTATAACACTAAAAATATCATTATCTTCTGTTAATTCGCAGGTTAACTTGCTTTCATCAAATAGCTTATCCGTCTTAAACACAGACTCTGCTATTTCCACTTTCCCTTTTTTTTGTTTTGAATAGGTGCGATCGCTATATTCATTGCATCCAATGTCCTTTACTGCCTCCTGACTCTCAAGCCACTTAATATCTTTCTTAGACATCGGTTTTCCATAACTCACAGCAACAAAAGATGTCAGTAATACACCAAGTAATAATTTCTTCATCCCGTCCTCTCAGTTCTTAAATTAGTTTTCTTAATGTTAGCTGAGTGCAGCCGCAAATAGGAGCAAATTGTTATTTTTTCTTGCCCCTAGCTATTGCAAGCCCAGCCTCTTTCGCTTCCTTTTCGCTTGTGAACATGAGTTCTATCCTGTTAAGCGTGTCAGTCATTTTATTTAGCTTTATAGCTAAAGTTTCATCTGGAATGCATTTTTCTGGGTGAAGTTCTTTATCAATAGCTTCTTGTAATATTTTTATTATTTCAGAGTTCATGGATCGCCCATTTTTATCAGCAATCTTCGCTATCTCCTCCCTCATTCCTGTGGGCATCCTAACTGTAAATCTCTCAATAAATTCTTTGCTTTCTTGTTCGCTCATATACCTATTCCCAAAAAATTTTTAAAAAATAGAATAGCATCATATTGACAGCACTCTCAATGATGTTATATTGATGCCATAACATCATTTCGATGTCATTGGAGAAAGCAAATGAAAGAAGCAAAACCAAGCGTGTTCCCTTTAAGGATACCTGAAAATATAAAACTGGCGATTAAATCAAAAGCAGATAAAGAAGGGCTATCAATAAATGCCGCTATTATTCAGCGATTAGTAAAATCACTACAAGGAGATGAAAAAAATGATAGTAACACAGCAGTATAAGGACGAAACCCCAAAGACTGCCATCAATGGGGCTTCTGTTAACGTCACGCCACACATAGGAAATAACGTCATGAATACTTTAACAACTACTAACCAAGTTGTCACCATGTCTAGCCGTGAGATTGCTGAGCTCACAAACAAGCAAGTCAAACATATTCACGTTGATATCTGGAATATGACAGAGCAACTTTACGGTATCAAAAAAGATGGTCGTGATTTCGACCATTATAAAAATCAGAAAGTTACATTATCTAGTGGCATCTCTGTAATCATTGATTCTCGTGGTTACGTTTCAGAATTTAACCTTGATCGTTACCATACTGAAGTTCTTATCACTGGTTACGACTTAAAACGCCGTGCCGCAGTAATTAAACGTTGGTACGACCTTGAAACTGGCAAAGCTAAACCATCTATTGATCCAATGGTCGCGCTTAATGACCCTGCTTTCTTACGTGATGCTTTAATTTCTTACACCGAAAAGGTTATGCATCTTGAGCACCAAGTCGAAGAAATGAAGCCTGATGTTGACGCTTTAACTCGTATCGCTAAAGCAGAAGGTTCTCTATGTATTACTGATGCCGCTAAACAACTACAAATTAAACCTAAATCACTGTTTGACTTAATGAGTCATAGCAAATGGATCTATCGCCGTATTGGAACAGCTTGGATTGCGTATCAAGATAAAATCCAGCAAGGATTGCTTGAGCACAAAGTCACTGTTGTTAAAAGTTCTACTGGTGAAGATAAGCAAGTATCACAAGTTCGTATCACAGCTAAAGGCTTATCTAAGTTAGCAAAACTGTTAAGCATGGAGGTAGTGGCATGAGCACATTAACTGTTCAAAATTTACCACCTGTTCAACATAACGGATTTCGCGTAATTACTACCGAGCTCTTAGCTAACGTTTATGAAACTGAAATTAATAATATTCAGCAAAATTTTAAACGTAATAAAAAACGCTTTATCGAAGGCAAGCATTACTTCAAGATTGTCGGTGATGCTCTTAATAATTTGCGACTGACAATGAGTCAGTTACAAATATCAGCCAAGGTTAGAAGCCTTATCCTTTGGACTGAGAGAGGAGCAGCTCGTCATGCGAAAATGTTAGATACAGACAAAGCATGGGATGTGTTCGAAGCGCTAGAGGATTTTTACTTTACTAAGAAAGAAGATGCTAAGCAAAAAACCAACTTTCGCCAATCAACAGCCAAAGAACTGATCCCACTACGTCAAACCGCAGAGCGTTTAATTGCTCACGGCGTTGGTAATATTTACCCTGATATTTGGAAACATGTTCACAAAGAGTTCGGCGTTGAACATATCAATGAATTATTACCAGAGCAGATACCGCTGGCAATTTCTTATCTTGATGCTTTAGAGGGTGAATACATTCCTAAAGAAACCCCGCGAGAAGTTACTCAAGAAAGAGCTAATCGTGATATGGATGCTCACCACATAAATGTGCTAGCTAAACATTACGAAGCCATATACACCGCATGGAAAGTTGAATTATACCCAGCATTATGCAGTGTTGATTCGCCGATTGCTTACAGATTGCGTGACCGACTCCAAGATGGATATTCAATACTTATTCGGTTACAGGAAAGCCTTAACGGAAAACATCCTGTACTAATCAAATAGATGGCAGGGCAAGGACGCCCTTTCTCAACTAGAATCACTTATCATTGGTTCAAATATGCCCGAAGCTGAGAAGGCGGGACTGATAGCAAAACTTCGAGAGCTTCCGGCAAGTGCCATAACACATTTGACGAATGAATTAACGGTGAAGGCGGTTCTAGCTCTGCCGAGCGCACTTCCACTAATTCAAAAGTATTTGGCTGAAATGTTCCGCTAGTTGCCTTAGTGAACCTCCCCCAACCTAGTGAGCGACTGAGCAACACCCAAAAATCACTTTCTCTATTAGCACAGACAAATAACCCGTTAGGGTGTGCATATGCTGAATGAATGATCATAGTTCCTATCTCCTAGAACAAAAAAACCCCGCCGATTGGCAGGGTTAGTTTTATTTGTTTGTTAGCTATTTACTGAAAGTGACCACTAGCTGATGGTCTCCGTCGTGAGCGCTTCTCCATATTTCCACCTCTGCACTCCCTTTACTAGTTTTAGATGATACTTCTATGTCATCACAAGTATCTGCTATATTGCATTTTTCAGTAATACCAGCTAGAGCCTCTTTGTTAAAATCAATGGAATTTAAAAAATCGACCTCTTTTTTTAGCTTGCTTTTGAAATCCTCAAAATCTGGTTGGTATGCCGACCCTCCAATGGAGATAGACATGACCTTAAAAAGGCCTTCATCATTGAATTTTAATGCATTATCATTAGATTGCTCATTAAATGGCGTTGAATTACCAAATACACAAACTGTTTCGTCTCGCTTCTTCTCACAATCACCATCTTTAATAAAGCCGACACTTTCCATGCTCTGCCCCCACTTTAAACCGAACGGGGCATCTGGTTTGCTGTCGCAGGCTGCAATCAATACAGCCAGCGCTATTGCTGCTAATATTCTTTTCATCCCATCACCTATTTGTATTATTAATTTATCTTATGATATCCCGAGGGTGACGCAAAACAAAGCAAAAAGCCTCAATCAAGAGGCGTAGTGTGATTACAAGCCCATGGACGGGCTAACTAGAATTGCTCTAATCCAGCTAACTCTTTAAGTGACAAAGAATGAAAATGAGCTTCTGCCATATCTGCTAATATTGGAAGCAACGCATCTGAACGAGCATGTGCATCAGGAGTTATGATTGCCAGAATTTGGTAATAATCATCGTACATACAGTGCTTACAAAACACCAAGAAGTTATCGCTCACTCTAACAGCCTGTCGAGTTTCGCTACCCCAAGGTTTTTCATTTGGCGTTCTTACATGAACCTTTTCAATAAATGACTGACGCGCTATGGCGCTATTCCTAAAATCAGCAAATTTACCTACATACCCAGAGAGGGATGAGCCATTAAGAGCCGCTGATAGCTTAGCCGCATACTTCCGATAAACACCGTTATCTTTATATCTAGGCGTGATTGTGACTATTGGCATTGCAAGTTACCAGCAAGCAGATCTCGATTAAATTCAGCAATTGAGGAATTAAATAAGGCTATATCCTCGTCGCTAAACCCATCTTCCTCTACCATTGCAGGCAACTGGTTAATATGTTGGTTAAATTGTCGATATATTGCTTGCATATGGTTTCTTAATGCAGACATTTTAAGAATAACTTCTTTAAAGTAACCATCAGCTATGCTTTCAAATGGATGAAAAGCCTTGGTAGTTTTAGCAATGCTATACATTGCCTCAATCATCATAACTGCATTATTACCATGCTTAATCACCCGCTCCAACTCATGCATTACATCTTCTGGGTTATTACCTGCATGTTTTTTTATGTCATCTTTTGTTGGGTCATCAAGTAAAGTTATTACTTCATCGATTGAAGCTACAAGGGTTGTTAGCACGGTCTTGCCATCAACAATTAAATCCATAATTTCATCTGGTGATACATCACCTTTTGCCTTTTTATCGACAATAGTAGCTATAGACATAGCCAAATTGGCCAAGCCTGAATCCACATCTTTTTTATCTGTTGGATTTGATAGCATTGCCATCATAATAGCCTCAGAAATCATAGTTTATTGCCTCATAGATACAAATGTGCATACAAATTATACATCATTTCAAACTAAAGCACATACATTCAGCACAAGCCCAAGGACGGGCTAGATTCAGACAACAAAAAACCCACCGGAGTGGGTTAGTTTTCATCTCTAAATTTTTGGGCTATTTGCGCCAACTCATCCATGACCTTATAGTCTCGTGCTTTCAAGTGAGCATCAGGATGTAGTATGGCTATAATTGAGTATCGGTGATCTTCAATAAGCCCTTGCACATATACCAAGCAGATGTCTTTTTCAGGATTTCCTTCTTTGTGAGTTCTGTAATATTGAACTCTATTATCTGGAAATTTATCTGGCGGTATTTTTAAATGAATGTGCATCAAGCAAGCTTTTTCCGCAGAATAAGGCTTAACATATGCCACATCCCTACCAAAGTAACTAGGAAGAACTCCATCAGACTTATATTTCTTAAAGTCGTTTATTAAATTAGTTTCTAGATCTGGGTATTTCTGGAATAAATCACCAAAAAATTGAGTTCTTGTTTTATTGTTTATAGTTACTTCAATTTCGTCCATGAATCAGCCAGTAAAAGAGTAGCCACCTAAGGTTAGTTTTTTTGTTGTGTGATCAGCTAATTCACTTAGAGCATTGAAATCTATTTCACTTTCGAATGTCTTAGGCATTGTGAATAACTGACGAGAAAAATCATTTAAACGAGCTATTGCATATCTAGCTTTAGCAACCGTTCGCAAGTATGATTTCATTTCCGTTTTTTCTTCATCGGACAGGTCGTCCTGCTTAACTCTAATCTTGAGAACATTTTCAAACCCTCTCAAGACAGCTTCGCAAGCTTTATTTTCTTCTAGTCCGTTTTGTATCATAACGCCACGGATTTGATCCTCGTCCATTTCTAACAAGCTAAAGTAATATGCATTAATCTGATCGGCTAGGTTAGCCACTATCTGATTTCTTTCTGCATATTCAGCCTTAAGCTCTGTAACATTATCAATCACATTTCTCTTCATGACATGCGACTCCTTATCGTTACATACGTCAGCGAGCGAATACGAAGGAACGCTGAGTATTCCTCCCGACAAAATCGCTGCAAAACAATGCTTTAGTAAAGAATTCGTTTTCATGCCTTATCAAATTGCTAAATATACCTTGGAGTATATTAGAGTTTTTAAGCTAACTTAACAACCCCAGTTGTATGATTTTAACTGTCGTTAGCTGTCGTTAACAGTTGGCAAACCACTGTATACATACACAATGATACCTAGTTGGTACGCATTGATACTAGGGCATTGCTGCCCTACTTTTTATCTTTCCGCTCCTGCTCTTTCATCCACTCGGCTCGGAAATTATCATCAAGCGCAAAAATGGCAGCATCGAACTCTCTGCGACTAAGTGCTGTTGGCCTTGACGCTAGATATTGATCTATATCAGCAAGTGATATTGGCAAAGGATAAGCGTCCATGCCCGCATATCGCCTGCTGCGACAGATGATGCCGTAGGCCATCAAGAGCTCGTTAGTGACGCCGTCGAAATCGGGAGCAGGAATATCCGGAAGCCCTAATTGCTTTCTCTTCCACTTTGCTTTTTCGCTCCTCTCTCCGCCGAATTCAGTTAGCCACTTTTGAGCTTCTATGACTTTTTTATTGTTTCATCGATTTGCTCAGACTCTTCTTTACTGAGCTCCACTGCCGCATCGATAACCTTCCAATATATGTCAGGGCACTGCTTTAACAATCGAGCTCCTCGCTCTGGCGTGTATTCAATCGCAACCTGCTCGCCTTTTGCGTTCAACTCGCCAACACCCTGCCAATCTTTCAGTAAATATTGCGCCACTGTGAACATCAGTAGTTCATCAAGTGGTTGAGATGTGTCTATTTTTGATATATCAAAATCAGACGTCCCCACTTTCATCTTGCTGTCCAACCGCTCGATGTGTCTGTATGCGGTTGCACTTACGCTTTGATATTTACTGTCATTAGCGGAACCAACAAGCAACTTCAAGCCTTCTGCTGGCTCAATCCATTTTGTTCTTTCAATTTTCTGTTCTTTGTTCAAAATAAACATTGATTTACCTTGGTGTAATAAAAAGCCCGAATTAACGGGCTAGATAGTAGATAGTTACTCTTCATCGCCATTGGTCACAGGCGGAATACGTGTAATTGTAGGTGGGGTATCTGCTGCTGTGATATTAAGTTGAACCTGAATAATGTCCGTATTGCCACCATCCGGCCAATCACCGTCAACCTGTACAGCTGGGAATAAAAACGTATAACCCCCTTCCGCATTTTGCAAAGTGAACTCAAACGGGATGGTTTCACCAGTTAAAGTTTTCTTCCAAATCTCCCAAGCGGCTTTAGACCAAGAGAGCGTGATGCTTCCGGATGGTGTAAAAGTGGTTGGGATATTCGCTCCCGCAAACGGTGACCCTGTACCAATACAGCTCTGAACCTGCATGTTGTTGTCAAAGTTCAAGCTAAATGAATCAACACAGAAGCCATTACCGCCTTGAATACCATTAAGCTTAAGGTTAGTGACCTCTTTGAAGCTGTAACGCAACTTGCCTGCATTATCGACAGGCTCAGTATGGTATTGGGTATAATCTCCTTTTGACTCAAACCCCAAACCAGCAAAGGTAATTGTGACTGTCACATCACCATCAGCGGGGGTCTCAATTTGCATTGCACCTACCTGACAACCGCGAGCAATTGACGCGACGCCAATATCAGCAGCAAATGTTGCTAATGAGAAAGTGATCCGCTCATTACCCATCGTTAGCTGATTATTTACCCACTCAGCACCGAAGCAGGATGCCAAAAAGGCATCGTGTTGACCATAGCGGAACTTGGCACCAACATCGCCACCCACATCTACTGTTGTGAGAGACTTACCCTGAGCCATACGTGACCCGCCTATCTCGTCATTATCAGACGTATTTTGTGTGGGTTTTACGCCATAACTTGTGCGCGTTAATAAATCCCACTTGCCACTTGTCGGAGTGACACCCGTTGTTGTCTCACGAATAAAGGCCGTGATGACCTTGGCTCCTGAACTCACAGAGGCCTCCTTTAAATTGCTCGAAATGGAATTGATAGATTGAACTGATACCAGCCATGACCCTCATCACCAATCTCGTCAGCAGACACTGAAAAGTAATCCAAACGACCATCTGTTTGATTTTCAAACAACTCTATGAGCTTATCTGCTGTTTGTGTAATGAGAAGGGTGCCAGTGCCAAGAGGTACAAATATCTGAATAAACGCTACGCCAGTTCGATGAACGATAGGGCCGCTTCCAATTTCTTGTGCGCTTGATAGACCATGCTTGATAGTAAGCCTTGCCCATACCGACTTTCCGGCTGCGTCAAATGGCTTATCGTTTTGATATGTTACATCTTTTTTGGCAATAGCAGTCTGTGCTGTCATTCGTGAAATGATAGCATTTCTGATTTCTGTTAATGTCATCGTCTATTTAACAACGCTGTCTCAAAAGCGACTGAATACACACCTTTTGGGGCTTGCCCTGAGTGCCCCTGCTCAAGAGCCACGGAATATGGCAGATTGTTTTGAATGTAAAGAACAGTGAACGGCCTTGATTTCCTTATTGTTGCCAACCCAACACTAAGCGTTTCATTGCCCGATTTGTCTTGTTTTTTCTCGTCAAACTGATAATCGGGTATCATTTCACTGACTCGATGGTTGCCGCGAAATGCACCTTTATCTACCGGAGATCCCAACACGACTGCTTGTAATATTGCTCCGGCTGTCTGTTTCATTTCCTGACCAACATCAGAAGTGACAATTTGAGAAAATAGATTAGGCGGTGTTCGCCAACCAGATCTCGCCATTAAGACCTCCTTAATTGAATGTCATAGTGAGCGCCCACTGGATCGACTTGAACAGAAATAACCTTGTAGCTAACGCCATCAATCGTGATTTTATGGTCAATATCAGGCTTATCTGTGACCTCATTTGCTAAAGCAATTAACAGTGTGTCACTATTTAAGATATTCACCCCATCAATACAATTGAGATTGTAATTATCCAGAATGCCACGGCCTGTATATTCGACAGTGATATCATTACCCGTTTCAGTAACCGGATCCCAATCATCACCCTCGATAACATACGAGCCAGTAAACGTTTTTACCGCATCAGCTAAATCGCTATCAAATGCCTCTGCTAGCTCTTTTTGTATTTCTGACCTCATATTACACCCTCTTCAAAAAAACAACGCTGCGGCGCTTTGAGTAGGGCTTTATTAAGTCTTGGATGTATTGCTCTGTCGCATTCAGTTCATAACTGCCATCTTGATAAGTCTTACTCACCTCGACTGAGCCACCTTTGACCGTTTTGGCCTTTAATTCCTGAGCTTGGCCTTGGTAAAGTTGTTTATTGATGACCCCTTTAATGATTTCATATGACGCAAGCTTTAATGGCGCTGGCACATCATCAGCGTCATCATAAGGCCTGACGTTTCTTGCAATTAAATACGCCTCACTCTGCGACAACAAACGGGCTTTATCGCTTTCCGATTGATTGCTCCAAATGTCGCCTAGCGCTTGCGCCACTTCCTGTTCAGTAATAAAGCCCATGATTACTACTCCTGAAGAAGTGCGAGTAAATCAGCCTTTTTTGCCTTAGCATTGAACTCAATGCCTTTTTCAGTAAGAAGATCTTTGAGTTCATCAGCAGTCTTACTTGAGAGGTCATCTTGCTTTACAAATGAAACCTTAACACCAGCGTTAGTGTAGGCTTTCACAGCATCATCAAAATCACCGTCGATGACGACTTCTGTAGCACTATGGATAACGCCCAAAAACTGACTGCGATAACAGATACCGTCTTCCCGCCCGACCTCTTTAGTATAAATTACTTTCATATCCACCTCTAAAAGCAGGACATAAGCCCTGCATGATATTACGGTGTCTCTGTGCCACTGATAACAGCGGCAAAGGGCACTAATTTACGGTCAAATACGCGAACCCAATTTGCAGGATTAGCGTAGTCGGTGTAAGTTGGGGATTCATTGATGCTTTTACCGCCAACCCAAGAGTGACCGGCTGGATGAAGGATGTATGTTTTACGCTCCCATAGCACCTCCGCACCTGCACCATTGCCGCCATCCGGCAAGCGCTGTAATTCAACCGGTGTTGATGGCACACCTTCACCATACCCAAAAGCTCCTGCCCCAAAGATGAGTGACAGATACTGCCCCTTGCCATAAGTCAAGCCGTCATCCATAAAAATAGGACGCCCCAGATATGTAGGTAAAATGATGCGCCCCTCAGAGTCCTTGAGATACTCAATGAGGTTTTGCTTCACCATCTGATTCATTACAGCGGAGTGCACCCCCATCGCTGAAAACTGATCGGCCATATCACCTGCTGTATAGGCCGCATCTTGGAAAGCAGACGCTGAGATTGTCGCTCCAGCATCAATCACCATGTCACCGTTATCATTAGCAATATTTGATGCAATGACCCCTCGCGCTGCACTCAGTAAATAGCGCTGCCACTGACGCTCCCAATACTTACCAAATCGATTTCGGATATGCTGCATAGGTTCGCTATTTGCCAGCTCTGCTGTTAAATCAGCAACCCCATAACCCTTGTTAAGATACATCGTGCGAGCTTGCATTGTGCTTTGTGTCGCCTTCCCAACTTTACCTTTCTGGTCTGGGTTATCTGTTGATACATTAGGCGCCTCATCGGCATCAAGATCATTCCAGTAGTTAATTTCTGCTGTTCCTTGACCATTACTCGCGATTGCATCAAGTGCGGCATTTCGCGTCACTATCCCCGACTGATAAACAGCCGTCTTTTCCGGTGAGTTAACTGGCTCAATAGCCTGATAATATTCACCAATAAAAACATCACTTAATTGCGTTGTTGCCATATATTATTTCCCTTGTGTTTTCTGTAATTGTTTAAAAGCATCGGGGTTTGTACGCGCCAAACTTGCCCGCTCAGCTTCTGTGTAGTCATCCCATTTTTTACCGCCTGAATAGCCAGAGCCTTGAGCACCAGAGCCTTGAGCCACAGGCCAGAAGTACGGCTTGGTTTCGCGAATAGTCTCTACCCACTCTTTAGGTGTTAATGGTGTTTTACCATCCTTGCCGATGATCACTTCTCCATGTTCGTCAAGTGCCACGGCATTACCATTATCATCGAGGGTAAACTGAGATTGAGCCAAGAATGCAATGTCGCCTGTCGCTTCTTTCAGAACACCGCTTTCGACTGCCGCTTGCATAATGTGACTGCGAACCACGGATTGACGAAACTTATTCGCGTAATTCTCAGCCCTATCAGCTCGTTCCTTTTCAGCAGCCAACTTGCTGTCATAGTCATCACGTAAGCGCTCAGTACGCTTTTGAATGACTTCATCTAATTTGCCTTCGGCAATTAATCTAGACTCCTCATCCATAGTGGCCTTCGCTAACAACTCTTTAACTGCTTTCAGATCTACTCCGTCCAGCTGCCCCTTGAGCATTTCTAGCTCGGATTTCAGATCTTTATTTGCACCTAGCAACTCATCGCGCTTAGCTTTGAGTCCTTCTACTTGCTCATCAACAGCGGCTTTAATAGCCGCTTGAATTTCTGGATGACTTAAATCAATTTCCATGTGATTCCCCTTGGGATTGAATGCGCCTTGCGCGTTGTGATTAACCAGCCCTAAGCCGAATTTAGACATAAAAAAAGACCCCGTTAGGAGTCTTTGTGTTAATGGTAGCCGTCTAGCAACGCTGAGGTTAGTGCCAGATGACTTCCTGATTAGATATTTAAAATAAAAAAAAGCGACTTAAACATACAATCACCCAATTAGGATTTATATGTAAAAAGTCGCGATCAGCATTAAATCAGATTTATTAATATTTTTTACTCAAAAGGGATGCATGAAACCCTATTTTCTAACCTTTGGTTATCTCAATAGTGCCTTTAAGCATATTCATAGCCTCGCTATAATAACGTCCCTCACACTAAAGTCAACCTACAAACCAAGTTCCTCGAACGTCTGCTTATCTAATAATTTTAACTGATTGAGTGTATACATCTTGCCTTGTGGGTCAATAAACCTATCAATATCGTAGCCGCCTTTTTTGTAAAGCTCATAGCGACTTTTCCCTAACCACTCTCTTTGAAAGCTAGGTGATTGGCTGCTGAACCACGATGAATAATTAGTATTAGAGTTCACTTGACCAATAATGCCATCTCGCTCATCTTTGGGTATTCTACTGACTGGCCTTGTATCTGCCACAAATGGACGTCTACCAATTAAGTTACCGTTTTTATCACACCCAACTAAGATAGTGCGACAATTAGGATGATAGGGGGGGCGAGAGAACGAATCACTATGGTGATAAACTTCACCATCTTTCGAAGCGCACACCTTACTTGTTCTGCCGTCTAATGTTGCGACGACTTTTAGGTGATCGTAACCGAGTTGAATAAAAATATCCTCAGCGACTTGATTGCTTACATGACTTCGTATTGTTCTCACATCACGCTCTATAGCGCTCCTTGTCACGTTTAATATTCCATCCTGATAGTTGAGTCGCTTCGTGCCTTTAATGCGTTGTACAATCTGCTGAGTCGTATCTCCGTTGGTTATTCCGCTGCGTATCGCATATTCAACACGTTGTTTTGTGTCATCTGCGATTTTCGAAAAAAGCTCATCGACTAGAGCGCCGCCAGACATGGGGATATTTTTAGCTTTGGAATAAAGCCTTTCGCCTGATATCGATTTAGTTAGTTGCTCACCTGCCAGTGATGCTGTATAGGCCGCTTCATAAGCTGACAATGTGACCGCGCCTGTTGACACACCCTGCCGAACATCTTCATGCACTGAGTCTCGCCAGCTCTTAATCAAATCGCGAATTTTCCGCAACTCCGGCGTCGTATACTTGCCGCCACTCAAAGCAACAAGCTCATACTCGCTTAAATTTTCGAGGTAATTTCGCAACTGATTGAGCATATCGCCAGAAACGACATTAAACTCTCTAAGTATTTCATTAATATTATAGGATGATGCGCGATATAGGTAAGCCTGATGCCGAGTGATTGCGTTAAGAAACGCTAAATTAAGCCCCTGTCCGCTCATAAATTACCTCAGTCACAGTGCCATCATTTTCAGCTTCAACCCTTAATAACTCCTCTTTATAGTCAATGTCTGGCAACTTGCCTGTACCAATGTACTCCCAGTAAGTTTGGAATGATATTTTACCTGCAAGAGCACCTTCATAAAGCTGTCTTGTCAAATCGATATCATAAGTAGCATTATTGAAATCTGGTTTTACAGTAAATGCATAGTCATCGGGATTAAAATTGAGCCATATCGCCATACACTTCAAGCCTTGCTCGACTGCTTCCGCCGCGCACATCACCATACTATGCAAGCTAGCATGTTGGTCATTTTGTCTTGCGCGCCTAGCTTCCCCTGACTCCTGAGCTTTAGTGTCAATAACCTTGGCACCGGCCTCTAATGCAGCATTTTTTTGCGCGTCCATCTCAGCCTTGGTCTTATCGATGCCAACACCAGTAATTTCCAAATACCCACATTGCGCGTCCTTCGGTAAATCCCACGCAGCCATCACGCCTGTGATAGTTATATGATCGCCATCGCCTAAACCCGAGACCCAAGGCTGAGGGTGTGCAGTATGATGAAGCGATTGATAATAATCCGCACTTAGCTGATATGACTTTAAAGCCGCCTTTGCCATAGTAAGTAATGGAACTGAGCCAACCTCGGAGGTGTTATCTGTTGTCCCACAGAAGATGAACGGGATAAAATTAAGCAAGTCTTTGCCTAAGCTGGGCGTCCTGTCATCTATAGAGTCGCCATCGTGAAGGCTTATAACCAGCTTGCCATTCACCAGCTCTAGCACGCGATAAACCGTTTTTGTATCATGCCCGAACTTATCTTCACTGTTGTTAAATTGCTCTTCTAACACAACAAGGTTTAGGTCTTTTCGCCCGCCAACACTATTTTCTTTCCAATTTGTAATTGAAAGTGCGTCATACAATGCGAAATAAGGAACCCCATCCTTATCAACGTCGATGAGCAAACCACAGCGCCCATACACAAGAAGATTACGCACCACACGAATGAAAAGCTGCTTTAACCCAAATCCATCGCTAGTTGCGTTCTCCTCCACCCCCTGCAACTGTTTGTTTGGTATTCTGATTTCAGGATTCAGCTTAGAAACCAACCCTATCATCGTCCTGAGAGAATCTTGCACCCACAATGGATATTGCGCTCTGTTTACATAGCCAGCGTATATTTTCTTCCCGCTATCTCCTAGCCTTTCAGCCTCAACCATGCCAGCCGATTTGGGCAAATAAGTTTCCCCCGACTCCTTTATTTTTTCTTCGCCAGCAATTGCGTCTTGCATAATCTGCCAGCTTTTTTTAGCCGCCAAGTATTGCGGATGTTTGTCTGTAACAGCCATTTTCTGCCCTCAAATCATGCCAGCGATTCTACGCCGCTTAAACCCTTGCGTCTGCGTGATATACCCATCCAGACCATACCTAACCGCATCCCAACAGTGGTTATACGCATCCTCAATGACGGGAAGCACTTCACCAGTGATGCGGTCTGTTTTGTATGAGTAGAGGCGGGCTTCTTTTGCTGTTTCTTTACAGCGAGGATGAATGATAATTTGCTTGAAACCACGCAAGTATGTGATGCCATCTTCTACGCTGCCCTGCCACTTTTTAGCGGCTGAAATATTAAATCCCTGTCGCTTCAGATAACTGATTGTTTCCGGACGCGCGGAGTCGGCTTTAATAGGCCACTTACGAGCTTCGGGTATTTCATCGTAAAAAGCTGGCATGTGGTCAAGTTCAACGCCTACACCGTAAGCCTCGCGCTCGATGTACAGGCAGTCATCCAAGATAAACATGCGAATAAGCGTGTTAGGGTCTTTCGCAAAACCAAAGTCGGCACCGAACAGTAATCTATCTGCTTGCTTCCACAGGTCATCAGGGAATGATTGAACAACGTATTTATTGGCTAATACTTGCTTATCGGAGTTTTCAAGGTAAGCTCCTTCCCATATCCACGCATAAGTAGCGGCATCTAGTCTAGCTTGGTCATTCAGGCGCTCTTCTTCTAACACGGAAGGAAACCACGGGTTATCATCGTAGTTCATCTCAACCACGATAGCGTTATCGGGTTGCTCCTTTCTAAATCGCTTGTCTGTTGCACTGCCATCTTTCTCAGGGTTCCATGTCACCCATATTTCAGAACCAGCTTCACGAACAGTGGGGGTCAGTTTCGTCCATGCCGTCTCTGACACGGATTCAGCCTCATCCACCCAAGCGATTAATATTCTCGCCTTGGATTTGATGCTATCTAAGTTATGTCGCAACCCTGCGAAAACATAGCTAACTGAGCGGCACTTAGTGCGAATGTATTTCTCACCAAGCTCGTAGAAATCATTTAGCCAAGGCACAGACCTGATAGCTTGTTTAACTTCTTCCATCGAGGATTCTTCAAGTGAGTTCATGTACTCACGAGCGCAAAGTATCACCCCAGACTGCCCATTCTTTGCAGCCATGTAGCCGCGAATCGCTGTCATTAATGCAAATGTTCTCGTCTTTGCAGAACCTCGACCGCCATATGCGCCACGGTATCGCACACCTTCGTTCTCGAAAACTGGAACCAGTTTAGGTGGAATTTCAATCCTCGCTACCGTCATTGCTACCCCCAGCAACCAGAACTATTTTTGTTGGTGACATTGAGCTATCAGAGGATTTGTGATCCACTTCCTGCTTCTCACTGTAACCATGATTGGCCAGCATTAGCTTGGTTATCGTTGGATTAAACTCACCAATCAGGCCTTTATTTATCAGTCTATTTTCCTGTAACGTTTTTATAGCTTCTAACGTGCCCGAAAAGTCTTCATTTTCTTTGGCATATTGCTGAACCGTTGACCGGCTAACGCCTAAATAACAGGCTAGACCAGCCACACTTGGTACAACATCACCAACCGTTTCATATCCGCCCATTAAGTATTCTTTTGCTTTAACTAAACTCTCTGCAAATTTACTTGGACGACCCATTTTTGTTTTAGTCGCCATATTTTTACCTACCTATTAATTATTACTTGCGCCAATTGCGCCTCATCGTTAGTAGCGTCTCGCCATTCAACGGTAATTTCATCATTCAATTTAAATCGCAGTCGGTAATATCTGACTTTAACTGCCACTTGTAATATTGATAATCCAGTTAACCTTTGTTTTCTAAATCGGTACTTTCCTGTTAACTCTATTTCTTTCTTGGATAAAGGAATTTGAGCCATACACACCTCAATCAGAACAATTAACTGGTTATGTTTATATACCATCGGCAATCAGTGATACCTTTGCCGCCATAAACTTATATAAATCTCTATTAACGCCACTCAATGAATGACGTTTGTAGAATTTTATAAAACCGGTTATTCTGCTACTTCATCGTTGAATAACGTTTTCTTTGTTTCCTGCACTCGCTGATAGACAGAGTCAACTTTCGTTAGCGTGTCTACGCTGCCGTTATCAAAGTTGCCGTTGTTGCTATTCCACAGTTGGACAAATAACTCATATTCAAGTTGGTCGTCGTTGATGAGCTTAATTGCCTTTGCTGTTGCTGCGGTGTTATTGCCTGTTAGCCTAAGTAAGCCTAAGCGGATTTTCTCTTTTGCTGTTAGTTCAGTAGTCATGCTTTACCTTATTATTTAACTGCTTATTTCTACTTCCTCACCCTCAAGAACGAGTTCTTTCTTGAAGCATAAATTCGCTAACCAATCCATATGAAAAATGGCAGCGATAATTAAAACTGGCTTCATGAATGGACGAAGCGACATCTTGTATGTGATGATTCCTGTTTTCATATTCCACCCAATAAAAAAGGCCGCTGAGCGACCTATTGTAATGTTACAGTGTGTGATGGCTGCCGATTACTTGGAAAGACTAGAAGTCCCTGCATTCCTGACTTTCCAAAAGCCTGAACGCATCTAGCTTCAAAATCTTTATAGTCAATGCAACCGTTAGCTAAAGTAGTGACAGCGACTAATTGATCCTGCACCAGTTGTAAAGCTTCTGGTTTTAGGTATTGGTGTATTTTATCTTTACTGTCCTTTGCCATCTGCTTAGCTTCTTTATAAACAGAATCAGGTAGTACAGCCTGATATACCCACTTAGCTGTTATCATCCCAAATAACGATGGGCAACCGCCGACATGACCAGAATAAGGCAAGCCAGACATTCGGCTTAATGCTTGATAGAAAGGTTGTTGAAAACGCTTTTCCCATGATGTTGGCTTATCAAGTAAGAATATCGCATTGATTCTCTCATCGTTATAAACTGACATATTGCCACGGATAAGAGCATCAATTTGTTCATCACACCATATTTCAAAATCAACGGACAGCCAGCGAGCGAAACGCACGGCTAATTTAGAGTGTAGCCATGTTCCGCCACCCCTATCTTTCCTAGCTTTGCTAGTTTTTACATACGGGATTTTCCCGTATCTACCTTCAAGTGCTTGAATATAGGCTATTGTTTCAGGAAGTCTGACCCACTCATTGGGCACTTTCCCAAATTTAGCTGCTATATCGGTAGCATTGATCCATCCGTCGTTATTAAAACGCACAGGGTGCCCATCATATTCGAGAGGAATAATATTATTCATAACGTATTACCTACATTTGAAATGAACCCTCGTTCACATAGGAAATCAGCCCGTCGAAGCTCGCCAGCTATAACTGACTTCCTCGAAGGCTCATATCAAAGTGATTGGATTCGACGTTTTAGAATTGCTCTGTGAATGAGCGGTGAAATGCGTAAAGTTCGCAGCTTAGCGATACTCTGCTAAGCAACTTCTAGTCTGTTCCTAGCAGTCAAGATAGCGATCACCCCCTTAAATGGTGGGATAATTACACCTATTAAAAAGCTTCTGATTCATTGGAAGATAAATAAATTTACATAATTAAACTTATTTTTAACTACCATGTAACTAATTGAATAAACTCTGTATAGAATTAGTGCCGTCCTTAAGATGTACACAGCAAAGATAATTTCCTTTTCAAGCCTCAACACCAGGGGCTATTTTTTTGCCATTAAAAAGCCCCTGATTTCTCAGAGGCTCATTATTCGCTTGCATATTTTGAATGCGTCAACTACATTTAATGTGATATTCATTAGTTCAACAGATGTACTTAGCCCGCGGTGTGTGGGCTTTTTTTATTCTTTCGGAATGCTTTTATCCAGTTCTTCCCGGAATTGATCTGGCTTATCAAAACCCTGCGTTGCCATGATATTTCTCCATTAAAAAGCCCCGCTATTTTTCGAGGCTCAGATTTGTAATATCTGCTTGAGATTACTACCTTTTTAATGTTGTGGTTATTCACGATTAACGTATAGTGACGTTACATTCATGAACTATTATTCTCTACTTTGCCTCGATATCTGGGGCATTTCTTTGTTGTTCAATTTCCCGTATTGCTTTCTTGTCGAGAGTTAAGACTTATTTGACTTTGTGGCAAGAGTCACAAGATCAATAAAGTCCTGACAGAACTCAAGTCGGTGTCCGTGATCGTCCACGAAGTTATATTTATTAAAGTGTTCTAATATTTCCTCGGGACTTTTCCCGTTAATAGGAGATTTAGAAATTGAATCGTGTTCCTGTTTCATCTTCAAACCTTCAATCAGTTGGTTATGACCCAGCCACTCATGTGTTAGAAATTGCATTTCACAGTGGTGGCATTTATCAGTATTTAAATGTACCTGCTCATATTCATACCGGATTAATGAGCGCCCCATCCAAAGGTCAATATTTTGATGTCTATATCAAAAAGGCTGGCTACCCTTATCGCAAGGTTGGATGATTAAGTTAAAGCGGGGGAATCCTCGCTTTTTCGATTTCTCGAATGGCTTTCTTATCTAAATTGCACTTTGCTATTGAATTCATCGCATCAACTAGCAGTTGTGGCATGTCGCCCCAGTCCACTTTTTCAGGAATATCAGGCTGAGGACAATCAGCGGTTAACTGTGCTGGTATTGGTGGAGACTGAACGGGAATCAATACCTCTTTTGTACTTGTGCAACTCACTAACAACATCGTCAGGCACAGCAGTATTAGCGCACTCATTGTCTTTGAGCACTGTTTTGATAACAGTCTTAACTTTGACATGTTCTGAGTCCTCTAATTGCTTTGCTTTGATGTTGTCGAGTGATGCTTGATAGTGAAGAGTTATTGCTGATTGGGTTACTTTGTTGATAGACTCATGCGCCAACAATTGATTATTCAGCCTGTCAATTTTCCCGCTTTGCCAGCCAATAAAGGCACACATAGCCAAGGTAATGACAACGCTAACAACTATCTCACCAAGTTTCACAGCAATCCCCACGCTTTTTCGAACATAGCCTCATCGTAGGGTTGCGTGCCATTTTCATGACGAATGATTGCCTTGGCCAGTTTAATTGTGGTTGCCTTATCATAAAGACTGATAACATCAGTAGGCGATACACCCAACTCTTTAGCTACACCGTTAATATATGCTCGGGTGTTGTTTTCATTCGTCGGAGCCCAGCGGTCAATCAGGCCTGATACGGTTTTTAATCCGTATTTACGCTGGTAGGTACGAAGTAGTGCCATCAATGCACGAATACCATAAACAGGGCTTTCAAATCGACAGAAGCGAGGTTCAATACTTGGGTCATGCGGCAATTGCCCTTTCCAATTATTGGCTTTGTTGTAATCAATGTTACCAGGGTTGTTATTGCGAATGCCTCGCGCTTGCTTAGTCATTGTTCACCCCCGCCCTGCCTTTAATAATTCTACTCAGACCATCCACGCCGACATACCCAATGAAGACACTCGCTAGGTAAGCCAACTCATGGTTAAGACCAAGCAGTGTTAGAAGGTCTTTTACAAACCATGCAAATAGTGCACACATAGCGCCATCAAATAGCGTCTTCTTCCAACCGCCGCCGTTGTACTTGCCGCGTAGAATCGCCATGCCTGTTGCTAGTGATGCGCTAATACCTTGCTCCTTATGAGCAGCAATAATTTGAAATATGTTATCCCAGAACTCGGGGTTTTCTTTCATATGATCCATACTCACCCCCTATGTTGGAGGAATTTAGTTAATAGATAGCCGCGCACAATCTCTATGCGTCAATTAAGTGTGTGTGATTAGAATTCTGTGGCGGCGTATGAGTGACCATTTCGGTGATATCAACAAAATGGTAGAAACAAAAAACCCCGCCAGAAGGCAGGGTCTTATAGAATTTGATGTAAGTTGATCATTTTTTTGATCTTTTTGTGTTTGAACATATAATGATCGAATATCTGGTGTGTTTATCGAGAACCCTACACTAGATATAGGGAACCCCTAAGTAGTATCGAGCTACAAAGGGGTAAATAAAACTGTCAGGTTTTACATGTGATCACCTTTTCAGTCTATTTCACTTGGTGATCTGTGTAAAGCCCTGTTATTTATACAGGAGTTCTTTATATGGGTAGAAATATCTGTAAAAACCCACATCGTTATGATTCCGCTTTCGATTATCTGTCTGATAACCAAGGTCAAACTGGCAGACATAAATGCGCAGGCTGTGCATTTGAATTAGGCCGCCAACACGCCCTTATCGGAGCACCAAAAGCCAAAAATGATTCTGTTTTGGAGTATATTCCAAACAGTCAAGCTGGCGCAGTTCGACACAAAGATGCATTTGAAGCTTATAACCACGGGTATAATTCAGTGGTTGATATGGCACTAAGCAAAGCTGCATAAGATTGAAAATAATCAATGGCTACTTCGGTAGCCTTTTTTGTGCCTGTAATAAAGGCCGCACTAGGCGACCTCTTGAATGTGAACTTGTAAGCAATCCTTACAGCTTTAATTGGCGACACCGGAATTCCGGCATCGGAATAATATCAACCAGTTATAAATAGAACATCAGATAAAGCCTGTTTCTTTTTTTTAATTGGTTGGTTAAAATAAAAGACGACCAAGAGTTTTTTTTGGTTTAGCTATAAACATGATTTGCAATCTTTTGCCACCATCCTAAAAAGTTGGTGGCTTTTTTATGCTCACTCGAATTCATCAAGCATATAAACCTCTATAACGCAAAAAGCCCCACCGAAGTGAGGCTCTATTTTCTTTTGCTTGGGATAATGAAATGCAAAATTCCCATCATTAGAATGATGATAGTCCATAAATCCGAAAAGTCAATAGTTACTTTCTATTTACATTCTAATTTATAGAAATAGATTCTCTTTTTGTTACCATATGTAACATTTTTTCAGCGTGAGTCTCCTCTTTGAAGCAGTATTCCACCAAGAACTCAAATATTGGCTTGAAGTTGTCATAGCATGTGGTTTTCGGGATACCTATGACCGTTTGCAGCTTAATGAATACCTCATTAAATTTAAGTCTTGAATATCCACGCCCTGAGCACTTGCAACATGTTTTATAAACTGGAACACCTTGTTTCTCGGTTTCCTTTTTATCCAACACCTCGCCACGCCCATTGCATCTGCACGAATGACTAACCTCGCCTTTGCCATTGCATGTCTTGCAGATTATTCTAGTAGTGCCTCTAACCTCTCTAGCAGTGTTAGTGATCCGAAGTGGTGTTAGCTCACCTGAAGATACAAATACCTTTGCCCTTGTAGAATATTTAGTATCGAATACCTCAACCTCAATAAACCCTCCATCACAATCAGGACAAGGCTTTTTACTTGCTGCACTTCTCGCATAATCCTGAAATGCATAATTTGCGAGTATTTGCAGAACTGATGCCCTATCATCTTCATCAAGCTTTTGGATAGCGCTGTATTTATGCGCCTGAGTTAGTGCATATTGATAGAGACTTTCCACCGCTTCATCTGGCTTATTGATACCGTGTTTCGCCAAAAACAATTCAATCCCCATTCTCGCTTTAGAGGTCGCCAAACCAAGCGAGGCCATTACATCGGTGATTGTTAGGTTATCTGAAGCTGTAGCGGCTGGAGAGTCACTAAACATTGGACTCTTAGGTGAGAAATATTTTGGTAAATCTTCGAGTCTCATCTTACCTCCGGCAATACTGTGTGATAGCGGTCTTTACCAATTGAATACATGACAGAAAGCCCCTGTCTGATTGCATCCTGATACTCAATCACCTTCATTGCCCCGCTTCTCAATTGAACAACGCACAGGTAACGCTTCTTTTTACCTTTTGGGATTTCGGTTGCTGATCTAAATCTGCATTCTTCAATTGCTGCTTCTATGTCAGTGAACATCTTTCAGCTCCTTTAACTTGGCTCGGTAGTGGGTTATGCAGGAATCAACGTGGGTATTTTTATATTTAGGGGTGTAACCACTTTTAGGGAGAGTTGATATGTGCGTCTCTTTTTCTCCATAAATAGCGTCATACGGTGAAGATCCATTTTTTATTCTTCTGGAAATTGTTCCTCTTGAAACTTTAACATTGGGCATTCTGCTCCACTCTGTTGCCGTCAACGTTATTCCATTACATGTAATACCCACTCTCCTTTTCTTGGTGTGTTCTTTCTGATGCTTTCTAGTTCTCATCACATTACATCCGTTACATAAGAACCTAAGATTTTCTGGCGAATTATCTTTAACATCTTCATTGATGTGGTCTACATGCACCGTACTCCAATCAATCGCTTTCCCACACTTGTTGCAATTCATTGGGTTATCGCCATGTAACTGGTGCATAACGACGCGGTGTTCATATGCATATCCGTTCTTCATTGCTAATGGATGATCTGGTAGATATAGCATCTGATACCCCTTCGCATTATGAGTTCTTAACGACCGACCTTTCTTTTTGTAGCTTCCTGTTCTCATCATCCTGAAATAATGCATTTGGCAAACCATCTGCGACTTATACATGGCTTGGCGGTCACAACCGACAACTTTGCACTTACACATCGAAGTCTCCTTTTTTCTTCAGTTCCTTCACTTTGGCCCTGTACTCATCGCGGATTCGGATATAATCCTCTCGCTTCCAGTGTGGTATCTCATGCGGGCCACGTAACCAGTCAACCAACTCCTGTCCAAACCTTTCAACCAGCCGCAGCTCGTATTTCTGAGTAACGGTGGCATTTTTATGTGAATATTTCCCCGCCCCCGCATTGCATGATTTACATTGTTTGTATGCATTTCTCTCTTCAAATCGGAGTTCAGGATGAGCACCAACAGACAAAAAATGACCACAGTCCCATTGACCGCCGTGAAGATCAGGAGGATTGGTTTCACCACAACTAATGCAAGGCTCATTACGGTCTCGAAGTCGGATGAATTGATTAAATGCTACTTGGGCTTGCTGTCTGAAATATGATAGGGGTTTTACTGCTAACTTGCGGGCTTTGAGTTTATCGCGGGCTTTTACTTCTTTTTGTTTCTGCTCTTTCTTGAGTTTAGCTTCTAGTTTTTCTCTCTCCTTACTTCGTCGCTTGATTGCTAATTCTGCTCCATGTTCCGGACAACACCACCAAATATTATCGTACGACGGGTGAAATATTACTTTGCATATTTTACATTTTCGCCGCACCGATTTTCTCGGCTTTTGCATCTACACCCCCACAAGACCTATAACCAAAGTAACAATCGAAAAGAATAGAATGACGTGTCTGGCTCTAATCATTTTATCTGCCTCATCGTCAGCCCATAACCGAACACTGCCCCAGTATCGATGTACTCTTGGTTAGCTCGTCTAACAGCGCCTTTAATCTCACGCACATTCTCGTCACCTATACGCTCACGGCTCCAAATCACATACAGCTCATCTACTGGCTTGCCGAACTCGTATTCATCGGATGGGTAATCAGCGTGTGCAATGACTGTCTTTTTATCGTTTGCATTGACTTCGATAATGAGTGGTAGTTGCTTCGCTTTCGCTAGACAGGATCGAGACAAAACTTCGTTATCGTAGTCCTGCATGAAAAACCAATTGCCACCGTTGTAAATCCAGTTGTTGACGTTTCCGCCGTTAAACAAAGCATCAATAGCCATTTGCTCATGATTGCCACGTACAGCACGAAACCACTTCTCATTAATCAGGTCGAGACATTCGACGTTTTGATCACCCCTATCGATTAAGTCACCAACTGAAATTAATAAATCTTTTTCTTTATCAAATTCAATTTGTTGTAGCTTATCATTTAGCAAATCAAAGCATCCGTGAATATCTCCAACTGCCCAAATATGCCGATATTGATCCCCATCGATTCTGAGGTAAATTCCGTTGCGTTCTTCTGTCATTTCCCCAACTCCCACTCTGCAAGTGTGATAACCAACATCGGGTTACTACTACCTTCAATCTTCCGCATTGCTTCATACGCTAAATGCTCTTTGAATTTGCGCTTTAATAGCCCTGCACACTTCCTGACGGCTTCATTAGACTTATGGATAGCCCAACATAGCTTGAGTGTTGTTAATGCGCTCATAAACGCTTCTGCTTCGTTTTTCATCTCCACATCCTATTAATCATTGTTCGCGGTGTTGGCTTGAGCCATTTTTGGGTAGGCAGGTTGACTGATACGTCGAAATATTTCGGGTTAATATTGAGCATTTTGACTGGGGAATAACCTTGTCGCTTGTAATGCTCACAAAGTCTTTCTGCTTCTTCGTAAGTGAGAAGTCTGTGTATGTGGGGTTCTGTCATCTCTCTTGCTGCTCCTTGAGTTATTCCCTGTGACCGTAGTAGTTATATTCATAACGAGTTGTACGCAGCTTCACGCCGTTTTCTACCGCCCAAGCTGTCGAGTATTCAATTAAGCTACTCATGCGCTTCTTGCCCATCTGAGACGTGCTCTCGCGAATGTTTAATAGCTCGCCTTCAATTCCCCTAATTAACGGTGACTCTTTCGCTCCTGTAGTAACCATCCAGTGGCCAGACACAAAGACATTCTTCCACTGCCATAATTTCAGTGGCTCATTGTTGAGTGTCATTTGCTTTGACACATCACCACATAGCGCATGGAACATGTCGTTCTGCGGTAGTGTTCGGCTGGATTCTGAGATTTTTACTTCTAGGGGGAATTCTTCGTTGAGGGGTAGAGCATTTATTGTGGCTATTAGGTTTTCACGTATTCGTTTATTTCTTAGAAGAAACTTTGTGGCTTTCTCCAAGTTAGCCTCCTAGTTTTCCTTTGCTGTAAAGTGGCAACCAAACATACCGATAAACAAACGGGATAAAAGCTGTAAAGAACTCATTAAATTGATGCTCTCTAAATCCTGTCGCTTCGTCGACCATTGCAATTAGTGGTGAGGTTGGCTTTCTTGGCAAATCAACGCCATAGATACGGCTAAAATTACTAACTAACTCACTTTTATCTAAACAGCGTTCTACCACTTCGATAAACATTGGCTCAGTGGCTAGCGTTTTTAAAATTTCATCTGGTAGCTTATCGCTCACTGTTGGCTCTCCTGTTCCCCAATTAGCGTTAACTTAACAATCTCAATAACCCCTATTGCTTCAGCTAAGCTTATTTCACCGTCATATTCGTGGATTAATTCCAGCATGCGTTTAGATAACTCACCATTAGCTTGGAATTTTTTATCGATGGGTAATTTGGTGATGTTCATCATTCACCCTCTGGCATTGGTGGGAGTGGCATCCAGTGTGATGGGTAGCAAATCAACTGAGTTCCAAGTATTTCTTGGTCTAGCCAGCAAAAGTCCCCATCATCATCTAGATATGCGACCATCATTTCTTTAGTGTCGTCACAGTAGACCAACACTTCGGTATTATCTTCAGGTAGTGAATCACTACACTTAACCCAATTAACTCCCTGCATTAGATGCCTCCATCTGGCGAATTTTTTCTTGCAACACTTTAAACTTCATTGTGTTGGATAAATTCTCGATTTCCATTAATCGTAAATATGCTTTGCCGCGTGGTCTGTGCTTGTCGGCTGCTAATTCATGCTCAAAAAATATTAAGTCTGTGTGCTGTCTGAAATATTTAACGTTGGCATGAATATATCGACCAGCTATAAATCTACCTTGACGAAGGTACGCTTTGTTTAGCTCTGTTAACGTTGTTCCTTTCATCACTCAACACCTCGCCTAATTGCCATAACTAATTTTTAAACTTCCTGATATGGCAACCACTGCTAAAAGTAACCACCCCCAACCTGATTTTTCGTGATACATCAGGAATGCAACAGATAAAAATCCAGTAATCGGTACTAGCATGAAAAACAATGTGCCTAAAATATCTCGTAAATATTCCATCTAAAAATCCTCACGATTCCCACTCATATCCAACTTTAATTGCCTTCGCTTGCTCAAGAGTATTTGTCATCACTTTCGTGTTAGAAATATGACCCCAGCAATTACACTCAACTGGCGTTAGGTAATATTCATTTTCTGTTCCATCATCCGATTTGTAAGTGTGACGAACAGGATCACCTAATACCTTGGTGACGGTATGTGTTAATAAATTCATCTAGAAGTCCTTATGATTTGGTGTGTTAGGCTGCTTGCTTGCGCCATAACTCCTGTTGAAATACCTTTGCCCCATTGACTAGCATGTCGTTAAAATCGCCTGTTCCGTCAATCCATCGGACACTGACTTTTTCAACATCGTTATTGCTTAGAATGTTTCGATTTCCACACTCAAAAGCGGCTGCTAGCCCTGTGCCGTTGCTGTCCGTGTCTGCAAATATGATGAGGTGCTTAACACCTTTTGGTGCTCTAAACTTACGCATGAAATTGGCGTTAAGCGTTGACCATGTATTACATCCGTAGACCTGCTGGCAGGAGAGCGCTGTTTCTATCCCCTCAGCAATCCCCAGCGTTGATGCTACTGGGGTCATTCGAATGGCAATAGAGCCAGCAAAATCTAAATAGTTATCTTCCTGTAGTTTGGTAAGACGTTTATTTCCTTCAAAATTTGCCTTTTTTTCACCATCCAAGAACGTCCTATGCAGATAACAGCCAGCACCACGATCATCTGTTGCAATTGACCAGAGCGAAGTAAATCCATTTTGTTGTGTGTTACTGTATCTGACGTGCTGAGATGGTAAAACGTTGATCCCCCTGCTCATCAAATATCTATGAGCTGATGTATCTTTAAGTGGGATTAGTGAAGCGAACCTTGCGATAACTTTTGAACGAGTGGCTTTTACATCTGATTTTGCGTGCGGTACTACTTGGCCTGAATAACTGTTTCCGATTAACCGATCTATCTCACTTGCTAAAACTCTAAAATCTTTTTGTTGGGTAAGTTCCAGTAGTTTCCAGCCATCACCAGCACCACATGAGCATATCCAAGTTCCCCTACCGTTTTTATTATCTATCCTGAATTTTCCTTTCTTTCCGCATATAGGGCATTCCCCTTGATAGTGTTTTTTCCCTGTGATTGGCGGTAATTTGTAATACTCAAATATCTCAGGCCATCGACCTATTACTGCCTCTACCGTCTTCACGATTACCTCCTAAGCTGAGCTTTTCCCGTATATCTTCCAAGTGTGACCTTGCTGATGCTATTTTTTCAGCCTCTGTTTTCGGTTTTACCTCTTTTGTATTTTTCTTCGCTTGCATCTTTGCAAAAGCGATATTTTTTGAACGAATATAATTACTAACTTCGGGAGTTATCTCTTGCGGTGTATCATGTAATCCACGAGGCCATACCCCGAATTTTTTCTTGTACGTGTGGGCGCACCAACCATCAGAAATAGGCTTGCCTGATATCTCACGCTGTTTTTGATAAAACTTGATTTGTGACCACCAACTTTGTTTTTGCTCTTTGGTGAATATCTGTTCACCCGCTTTCAGCTTTTTGAGTTCGCGTGTTTCATCGACTTGAACGTTTTCCCCCATCAGTGGTTTAAATCCACACTTAGGGCAAACGTAAACGCCTGCGGGCTTCATGTAGTGACAAGATGGGCACTCTTTAGGTTTTTTCTCTGCCTTGACCTGATCTCGGTAGCTGCTTTGTGTTTTCATGCCATCGTTTTTGTTTTGCAGGTCGTCGTATTCAATTTCATCAGGGAACCCGAGAAGGTGAACAGAACCTGAGTGATCAAATATCAAGCATTTATCTTTACCTGGTGCAGTACGCAATCCCCTACCAAGACACTGGACCCAGCGTATTTCCGATTTTGTTGGCCTCGCGTAGATGATGCAGCGAACGTCACTATCGAACCCTGCAACCAAAACACCAACGTTAACGATGATTTTTGTAGACCCACTCTCAAAACGGTTAATAATCAACTGCCGCTCATCGTGTGGCGTGTCTGCGGTCATCACCTCAGCGTTGATCCCCGCTCGGTTAAATTCCATCGTAACGTAATTTGCATGGCTGACATTGACGCAAAAACAAACCGTTGGCCTGTCCTCGCCATGTTCTAGCCAAAACTTAACGATATTCCCGACTAAATCAGAATCGCCCATGATTTTGGCTAACTGTTCCTCGTTGTAGTCATTGCCGAATGCCGATAGTTTTGATGTTTTCACACCGCTAACATCAGGGTTATCTGGCGCGTAAAACTCGTAAGGACTCAGATCACCAATTTCGATTAACTCTTTCATCGTCGTTGGTTTAATCAGTGTTTCGTAGTATTCCCCCATCCACCCAGCAAATGGCGTTCCTGATAATCCAACTACGCGAATATCCGTATCTCGAATAATTTCGAGTATTTTTTTTCGCTTCATGTGGGCTTCATCGATGATGAGTAAATCGATATTGTCAGGAAATTTGCGGCGAATTAACGTGTCTGCTGAGGCAATTTGAATCAACTTGCTGGGGTCATACAGCGGGTGGTCACGCCATAAGTAACTAATCTCATCGGCTGGTAGCCCGTACTCAACAAACCGTGTTGCAGTCTGTTCAATCAGCACTGTGTAGGGGGCGACAAACATGACTCTCATCCCCCTAGAAACTAAGCCGTCAGCCACGAATGCGGCTATCGCGGTTTTACCAAATCCAACACTTGCAGAAAGTAACATCGTTCGGTGTTGATTCCAGTTCTTCCTGAGCATATCCAGTGCAATGACTTGCTTAGCTTTTGGTGTTATACTGAGCATGATTAATTCCTTTTTGCATTATGCCCGTCTAGCTCCCTCAAGGTTTTTCGGGCTATTCCCTCAAGTTTTTTTGATTTAATGGCTTCTGCTGCGTCATTAAAATCAATAACCTGAGCACCTTTCCTGTCCATCGTGTAGTAACATGATTTCGATATATTCCAACTCCTCCCTCCCCAGTTAAACTCTGGGTTTATTGCGTATATGCCACGCTTAAACTTGATTAACCCTACCGCCTCAAGCTCTTTGTTGGCTCTCTGAATGCTTCTCTCGCTCACGTTGAGGATCTCAGCTACCTCAGCCCTCGTCGCAACATACCGACCATATTTCCAGTCGCAACTGTCAGTGATTAGCCCGTATAGCTCAGTGGCGGTTGGGGATACTTTTGACAAACGCTTGCAAAACTCTCGCGCATAAAAAACTCTTGACCATTTTTTCATTTTGTGATAGCCCATTTTTTGCAAAAGAGACAGATCCTGTCCGTTTAGGAGACAGATCCTGTCGTTTTGATGTCATTTAACTATTTGATTTTTAAGAAATTTCCAAATTGGCCTTCCTTGTCCTTATAGGGGTCAAGTTAGAACTCGGATTTTCTTTTTTTTGGCTTTTGAATCAGATACTTATGCCTAGTGCCATGTATCGGCATCGCTACACTTTCCAAGGAACAGGCCATAGGTTTGTATTGAATTCGGTGATTCAGGCGACGCCTTGAGATGGTTGGTTCATCTGGCCAGTGCCTTGTTGAAAAACTCTCGGTTCGGAAACATATCCATCGAGGTAGGAAGAGTAGTTTTTTACAAAGTTCCTTAACCGTGTATTTGCAGCCTTTCTACCAGCATTTATTTTTTTGTAAGGTATAGGCTCATCGTCAAAATATTCTTGATAAACCTCAGAATATTTAACTGATACCTTTGGCCTTACTGATGTCCTTAGCCTCAATAACATTTCCTTAATCCATTTCTCATCCTGTTCAAAATAGCAATTTGGCATTAAAATATTGACGTTATACTCATAATTATCCATATTCTTTTTTAACCTCATGAAATTAAAGCCCATTAAATTTTTATTAATGAGCTTATCTATGAGTAATCAAATTACTTGACTAATACTGATTATTCGTCCAGTATTAATGGGTAAATAAAATTAAATGTTTAAACTGATTTGAGCCTCATCATTCGCCGTGGTTGAGGCTTTTCTTTTAACCTTTCCCTTCCCTTCAAGAGCCTGAATAACCCTTTCTGCATAATCACCTTCAAGAACAACTTTCGTTGGCTTATCGCTGATGTTTACCGAATTAGGGGGTAATCCGAACTTACTCACCAACTGGCAAGCTAAATCGAATATTCTGGCTTTATCTCGACTGGATTTTGATGGGTGTATTCCTAGCGCCTTAGCGAGTCCGTTATTACCGACTGAATACATTTGTTGGATGTAAAACGTCATCAATTCGTTTGATGAGCACTCTACTTTGATATTTTTTGCATTTTCCATAGTCTATAGTCCTTTTTAGATACAGTTAGTCCGTGACTCACGATCCAGTGAGTGTGTATTGATGTGCGCTTTTTCAGCGCTGAGATGTTAAAGAGCGAGGTGGTGCTTATTTTTTAGTGCTTGGAAATGGCTTTATTTCTATTGCTTTAATGCCATTTTCCGTTTGTGATAAGAGAATATTTCTCCCTTCTCTTAGCGCTTTACTGATAGCGCCTTGAGTAACACCTATTGCTTTAGCCGTCTTATCTTGACCATGCTCCTTGACATATTCACGTAAAGCTAGTTGGTTCATCTTCTTCTCCTTTAAAATGAATCAGCTTAATTATTATATTCGGTAATAAAAAAGTCAATACCAACGGTATTTTTAAAATATAACTTATAGTAATAAAATACAGGGATGAACAAAAAGAAACCGCTATCAGAAGAGCAACTGGCAGATGCCAGAAGGCTTAAATCAATCTATTCCTCTAAGCGCAAGACGCTAGGGATAAATCAAGAAGACATAGCTGAAAAGCTAGGTGTCAACCAAAGTGCTGTCAGTCATTATTTAAATGGAATTAATCCATTAAACCCGAACGCAGTTGCTACATTTGCAAAGATATTGAAGGTTGCTGTTAGTGATATAAGTCCGTCAATATCTAAACAAATAATGTCTCTAGCTCAATCGGTAGATGATGAAATCGAATATATAGGCACAGTGCCTTCAGGAATGGTTCAGGTGCGCGGTGAGGCGTTCTTAGGTGCTGATGGTGCTGTTGATATGATCGAGGCTCACAATGGCTGGCTGAAGATATACAGCGACGATAAAGACGCATACGGGTTGAAGGTTAAAGGTGACAGCATGTGGCCGCGCATTCAATCAGGCGAGTTTGTTGTGGTTGAACCAAATACAACAGTCAGATCTGGCGATGAGGTTTTTGTGCGCACGGTTGAAGGTCACAATATGATTAAGATTTTCAACAAAACTCGTGATGGGGACTATCAGTTTTCCAGTATAAACAACTCACACAAGCCCATTACTCTATCACCAGATCAAGTTGACACCATGCACTATGTGTCAGCTATCGTTAAACCAATTAAATATATAGACGCTTGCGAAAAAACAGGCCGAGCACTGTTTTAATGGCCTGACGACACGTTCATATGAAAAAATTATGGGGTTGTATCAAGCAGCACAAGGTAGAAATAACCGCAGCACTATCCGTGATTGCAATGCTGGTATGGTTTGATTTTGATGATGATGCCATATTCCAACTCTACGAGATGATTTTTGGACGGCCTGACGACACGTTTTAGGAGAATGCATGGCATTTAACGACATTGAGATAGCTAACATTAAGCGGTGTATGGAGTTTTTCATGGAAAAGCGCCGACCTGCTGAACACCTAAGGGATGAGCTGGATTTAAGCTATAGCATTGAAGATGACTCCGTTGTCATATTTGAAGTAAGACGCCTTACTTGGAGTGACGGGCAAGCTCAAGAGCCGATAGCAAAAATTACACATGACAAATCTAACAGCTCTTGGTCTCTGTTTTGGATGGATAAAGACAGCAACTGGCACAACTACGATGAAATAATGCTAGGCAGTTTTTCTGACGCCATTAGGCTCGTTGAAGATGATGCCCGTGGCTGCTTCTTTGGGTGACGATACGTTTTAGGGTGTGGTTTTTCCTATTTTCTGTGGATAAAAAGCAGAAAAATATTTTTATCCATTTATCAACAAGTTTTGATAAAGCGATCAAAAATAAGGAAAATATTACTTAATTTTTATATTGACATGGTGTAGATTGTCGCTCCACTAAGAAAGTTATTCACAATTTTTCCAGCGAATCACTTGTAAAAACGATATAGAACCATTATATATAGTGTATGAATGATTTTTAATCTTAGTTATATCGTTTTATTTGCTTGTGATTTTAATCTAATTTTACAATGTAAGAATTTGAAATGACTGAAATTGAACAAGCTAGATTTGAAAAAATAGTTACTATTGTAAGCAACACGCTTAACGATTTAACTGGATTATTTGAAGAATTTGGCATTGATGGAATGCATGAACTAACAAATCCATCAATTGATCAGCTTAAAAATTTAGTTTCTCAGATGAATAGCTATGCTAACACATATGAGAAACAGCTATTAACATCCGATGATGAAAATGCCATCACCGCAAGGATGTTCCTACAGAATGTAAAACAAGGATTGTTATACGCAGAATCTTTGTTGATTGGTGTAGAAAAGTTCAATATCGATGCATGTAATAAAGCGCACGACGATATTCGTAACAATCATTTAATCACACCAACATGGAATAACCCTGAATAACTTTAGTGAGACATGCAACCATGCCAATCACGGTATGCTTGGATTAATTAGGAGCACGTTATGTCACAATTAAATAAATTATATGCTAGCGCACTGAAACTTGAAAAAATCATGAGTGAAATCAACGCAAGAGCAGCGATTAAGCGCAGTAAAAAAGCAGCTTGATATCGAAAACCCTTTCCACAGTTATAAAGAAGCCCTCCCCGCGAGGGCTTTTTTGTGTCCTCTCCCCTCCAAATAAGTGATCTGCATTCCAATCTGAGATTTTTTTGAAAATAAATTCCTTTTAAATTCAATAATATTACCGAAAATATAATTTTATATTACCGATGGTATTGACTTAAATAAATACCGCATGTAATATTTAACTCATCGAAGGCAAGGAGCCATAGATAAACAGGATGTTCGCTCTTTAACAGATAGCGCTGAAAAAGCGCAAACCAAAGACAGTATGTTTTGGGATTGGTGAACGCTACGGCGGCACGTGTGGTACTAGGCGACCACCACCAATCACCAAAGCAAACTGTAAGGGGAAAACTATGTGTAACTTTCACGGCTACAACAACGCCAGATCACGCAGAATGGAACGCAGAAAAGCATTGCAGGAAGCGCACGCATTAACTGAAAGATTAAAAGCTGCAATACATGGCGAACAAGTAGAAGAAACAAAACGCCCTACCTTATCACTAACACGCAAACCAATTAGCCGAGTTGAAAAAGCAATTTCAATTCGCAGCACTAAAGTTTATGACTCAGTAGACAACTGTTGCTTACCTAATGTAGCAATATTTTCAGGAGTTAAAACAAAGCAGCCGAGCAGTGAGTTCGGGGTGACGGCGAGATAAAGCCCACGGATGGGCTTAGTCATGAAATCCAAGTTTTGTTTTGGTAGCTTCAAGGAATAACTTGGTAGCAATGCTCGCATTAGCAAATGCATAATCAACCATTCTGCTAACAACAGCTTCAGCGCCCTTTTCTTTTACCATATCGAGAAGCGTTTTTTTATCTTCATCAGGTAGGTTAACGGCTCTGATCATTGCTTCTAAGTTTTTAATGGTGCTTTCGTGAATTTTTATGTTAACAACGTTTAATTTGTTACCAAGAGTATCGGCATTAGCGCAGTCAACACCATCAGCGGTTAACCCCATTTTGTGAATATTAAAAGAATAGGGTTCATCATCGACAACGCCGATTCTCACAGCACCGTCTTGTACTAACCCTCTTTTTTGCAAATAGTCCAACTCTCTTGCTAGTTGGTCTTCTCCGAATTCTTCCAGTAACTCGTTAAATTTATCCTGAGTTATTGGTTTCATTAAGAATTCTCTGTTATTTAATGCTTGAATAATCATTTCTTGCCTCTCAGATAGAACGTGCATGTTGTTTTCCTTTTTCATTGGTGGGGTGAACACATTATAACCGATTTCTTTGGTGGGGACTAAAGAAACCACTGACGCCCTAAGTGGATAAATAAACGGGCACAGTTAACTACTTTACATGAGGAATATATGAACGACATTGAACGCATAGACCGCATGATTAGCATCTTGCGAGACATGAAAAAAGACATTATTCGCCAGCAAAAATTAAGTGCTGTTAACAGCTTGGAATTGACACCAAAGAAAGCACAGAAACACAACTCGGATCTGAACTGGATAGGTATGGAGCAAGTAAAACGTCGTCACAATCTACACTCATATGCTGTAGAACTTGGAATAGCAGACCATAAAGGCAATGACGGATACGAGGAAATAGAATTAACCGATGGTTGGCATAGATTCAACTTTCAGCCAAGAAAACCATTTAGTTAACTAATTACAGTCCATCAAGGTGGGCTGTGGTGAGATAGCTTTTTTAGACCAATAAACCAAAGGCGATAAATCGGTCTCGCCATATTTACTAAGCACCGTTTGAATCGGAGGATTTATGTAACAAGAAAAGCGGATAGACCGCAGCAGCCGAAAGGTAGCAATTGCAGGGTTGTAACCTGCTCCCGAGTCTCTATGAGAGCCAGCTTCACATCTGGTGAGGGTTACGGATTAAAAGGTGTGTGGTTACGCGTATTAGGAATGCCAAGCCTAAGCCACGAAAGATGAACTCAAGGGCATGAGCGCGTCCACTGCGAGAGTGTGGATTATCAATAAGTTGGTGAGTTGATTAATAGATAGGAGATAGAGATATGTTCGATTACATAAATGAGACTTACGGCTTAAACATCAAAAAAGGTGACCGTGTTCGATATACCTTCGGTAATGGCTCAAGAGAAGGAACAATAGTTGGAACCCATGCAGGGAATCTAAAAATAAAAATGGATGGCGATGATTATGCTGATATTTATCACCCCACTTGGGAACTTGAGTATCTATAGGGAATAACGGAGGGAGTATGGCAGCAATCGCAAAAGCCCTCGGTCAGCAGTAACCCACCGCACCAACACCAGAACCTAAATAACAATCGCTATCGTAAGATACGTGAGGATTAATCATGCAATCAAAAAACAAATACAGCCGTGCAATGCGAGACGTTTGCATGGTTAAACCAGTTAAACCTCAAGCAGTTAGAAATAAGCCAACATCAGGGTTTTGTCTGGCAGTTATAGCAATATTCGCATTCCTATTACTTCCTGCTTTGGTGAGGTGACTTATGAATAAATGCATACAGCTTTTATTGTCAACTTTTGGATGCGACCACTCCTCATCAGGAACAATTATTACTTGTGTCAACGAAAATGACATCAAGCGCATAGACGGTGATTACGGAACAATCATCAGCAAACTACAGTTCACGGAAAAAGAACGCTACGAAAACATTAAGGAAGATGGGCAGCTTGCTGGGTTTATTGATGAAGCCATAGCGGCTGGTGATGGGCAATGGATTGTCGATTACATCAGGAGCAAAGGTAAGGTGGCAGCATGAGAATTTCAGAGTATGAAAACTTCGTCACCATTCCAGACCGCGAGCATCTAGCAAATCAATATGATGAGCTAGCTAATGAAATGGCTCAGCGGTTTTATGATGCAGTCATGGATGAAACTCCGCATCTAATACAAAAACTTAATGAATCTGAACTTAATGGCATTTGGAATGGATTATTTAAAGCCGCTAAGTCTGAAAACTTACTGAGATAATCAAAGGGAAAAATATGAGTAACTCACTAGTCTCAATGGCTGGCTCACTTGCTAAAAAGTTAGAGCTGGCTATTGATGAAAAAGACCTAATTCAAACATTGAAATCCACGGCATTTAAAGCCGAAGCAACAGACCAGCAGTTTCTATCACTTCTCATCGTCGCTAATCAATACAACTTAAACCCTTGGACTAAAGAAATTTACGCATTTCCAGACAGAACAGGAATTGTTCCAGTTGTTGGTGTTGATGGTTGGGCGCGCATTATTAATGAAAACAAAAACTTTGATGGCATGGAATTCATCATGGACGCTGACTCCTGCACATGCAAAATTTACCGCAAAGACAGGAGTCATCCTACCTCGGTTACTGAGTACATGGATGAATGCAATCGAAACACCCAGCCTTGGAAATCACACCCAAAACGGATGTTACGGCACAAAGCAATGATCCAATGTGCTCGACTAGCTTTTGGTTTTGCCGGTATTTATGACCAAGACGAGGCCGAGAGAATTACAGAAAACACACCAACGGGCGTTATTAACGGGCAAGAAAGCCACGAAAAAAGAGCTGAATTAATCGCTAAGTGTGAAGCGGCAGCAGCCAAAGGAATGGACGCATTTAAACAATTATGGACGGAGTTATCAGGGGATGAGCGAGCCATTATCGGATCCGCTGAAAAGGAACGAATTAAAAACTCTATAGCCATTGATGCTGAATTTACCGAGGTGCCAAGTGGAGCAGAGGACTAACGAATGGTATGCGGCAAGACTAGGATGTGTTACCGCCAGTAACCTATCAAAAGTAATGGCAAAAGGAAGCGGAGCAACTCGTAGAAATTATATGGCTCAACTAATTTGCGAAACACTAACAGGACAAAAGGAAGAGTCCTTCAAATCAGCCAGTATGGAGCGTGGAAATGAGCTTGAGGCAGTTGCAAGGGAAATGTATTGCCTCAATGAGTTCGACGCCACAGTGACAGAAACAGGCTTTATCCCTCACCCATCTATCGAAGGATTCGGAGCTAGCCCTGATGGGTTGGTAGATGAAGATGGACTTATTGAAATCAAATGCCCAAACACCGCAACTCACTTAGAAACGCTTAGGACAGGAAAGCCTAAGACTGAATATCTATTACAAATGCACGGGCAAATGATGTGCACTGGACGCAAATGGTGTGACTTTGTCAGCTATGACAATCGCCTTCCAGTAAACCTCGCCTATTTCAAAACACGGATTGTTTTTAATGACGAGCTAGCACAAAAAATTGAGCAAGAAGTTCGTAAATTCTTAAATGAACTCAAGGAAGAAATAGAAAAGTTAACTAAATATGCGGAGGCTTCTTGATGGCAATTAACACAATAACGGCAAGTGGAAACTTAGGCAAAGATTGCGAACAGCGATGGACTCCAAATGGTAAAGCGGCTGCATCTTTTAGTTTACCAGTGAAACAAGGTTACGGAGAACACGAAAAAGTATCTTGGGTTATCTGTAAGATGTTTGGCTCTAAAGCTGAAAAGTTACCTCCGCACCTAACCAAAGGAACAAAGGTTACGGTTACTGGTGAGTTCGTCATGGAAGAATGGACGAACCAGAACGGAGAGAAAAAATCAGCGCCAGTAATTATAGTCGAGAAGATTGAGTTTGGAAGTAGCAGCAATCAGGCAGGAAGCCAGCAGCCAGATCGACAACCTCAGCAACAAGCACCACAAAATGAGCCACCTCAAGATTGGAATGACCAAGAAATACCATTCTGAATTCCCTCATCAATTTCAGTAGTAAGTACATTCAAAGAATAATTTAGATCATCTACTTTCTCAAAGGTTGGTGGATATGAAGAATTGCTTTAAATGCAGAAAAGAAAAACCATTGAGCGAATTTTACAAACATAAAGGTGAACTCGATGGACATCTAAATAAATGCAAAGAGTGCACAAAGTTAGATGTAAAAAGAAACTCAGAAAAAGTTAGGAATAAATATGACTTCTCAATAAAGGGAGTCTTTAGGGTTTTATATAAAACTCAAAAAAGAAATCAAAAGTTAAGAGGTCATGGTGATATTCCGTACACCAAAGATGAGTTAATTGAGTGGTGTATGAATAATGGTTTTATTTGCCTATATAAAACTTGGGAGAGTTCAGGGTTTATAACAGACCTGAAACCAAGTGTGGACAGATTAAATGATCTTAAAGGTTACAGTTTTGACAATATAAGGCTTTGCACATGGAGAGAAAATAGAGAGCACCAGTTTAACGATATAAAAATGGGGATAGGAACTGGAGGAAAGCGATGTAAAAAACTCATGAAGATGGACGGCTCAGGAAAAGTAATTTGCAGTTATGTATCCTACAGCTCCGCAGTTAGAGACGTAGGTTATAAGCTAGAATATCAAATCAGAAATAAAATTAAGTGTAGAAATGGTTTTTATTGGAAATACGCTTAACTTACTCCCCTACCCACGCCACGCTATTTATGTGATTTAACCAAAGGATATAACCATGAACATAACAATACGAGATTCAGACACAAACGAGGAAGTTATTTTAACAGTAGCTATTTCAGAAGAAGACTTTAGTAAATTATCCGAACGAGAGCAGGACGACTTAATAGAAAGTGTTACTTTTGATTATTACGAAAATAAAGCAGCGGAAGAAATAGAGCGTCAATTTAAATAGCTCAGGGAATATTTGCAAGGATGCAAACGACGGAGAATATCATGTATAAAAACATTGAAATAAATCACCGAGGCACCAAAAAGACAGTAAGGGTTGGCCGGTTTGAGCATGTGCTAGAAATAGGAGAGAACACAACTGACCCTTTTTTTGATTATGTAAATATTCCGAATGAATGTGTACATGAATTAATTAAGGAGTTAGTTAGATTATACCCAAATTGGCATTCAAATTAATTATTGCAAGGATGCAAACAGGAGATAGATATGACTATTGAGCAGTTACAAGAAGAAAACAAGAATCTAAGACAGGCAATTATTGATATACACAGTAATTGCGAGGAATGCGAATATCAGGGATACGGAACATTCTACGCTGTAGAGCAAGACTACGTTAATTATGCGTATGAGTTGACGCAGCCAAAGGATTAATTTAACTCGCAGGGATGCAATGAAGAGGAATGAATAATGGCAATAATTCAGTTTTATATAGCTGACAGTAAAGATGAAGACCCATCAGAAATTACCAACAACCTCCGCTATGAATTACCAGGCGACCATAACTTCAGTGCTAATGATGACCTAGATTCATGCATTGAAGAATGCGCTGGATATTATCACTATGACTGTGATGGGTGGGAGAGCAGATTTCCATGCTTATTCATGCTCTGGATTGACGATGAATACCTAGGGATATTTGAGGTTGAACGTGAATTTGAACCAACATTTTCAGCTAGAAAGGTGAGTTAATTATGTCTATTAAACCTGAATTAGTAGAGCGCGATAGCATGGGGTATTGGGTTCACTCTCAAATTCCAGAAACAGAAGATTCCAATGTGTTTGAAGAGTGGATCACTAAAAACGAATTAGATTACACATTAACACATATGGATTGTGACCTTGGTTGTGATGATTCCATTTATAAAAGCTATTTTGAAGATGGCGATATAAATATTTCGAACTGGGAACCCAGTAAGCCGGAGGGTCGCGGGTGGTTTGTTGGCGGTATCTATGAAACAGAAGACAGTCCAGTATGTATGTGGCTTCGCCAAACCAAAGATAAAGAAAGAGACGAACACTTAGATAGAGTTAAAGATGCAATTCTCATAGCTCAACATGAAGCTTTCGTTTATGCAATTAAATATAAACACGATGGCGACGCTAGCGATATTTATGCCGAGCTTGGCAAAGTTTATATGTTGAGAGGTTAATGTGAAAGAGCGCGGAATTATTTTTAATACTGAAATGGTACGCGCCATCCTTGATGGCCGTAAAACTCAAACTCGCAGAATCATGAAACCACAGCCGAAACCAAATGAAAACGGTGGTACATGGTGGCCTAGTAATATATGTCAGTCCATGATTAATATCGAAGATATGATGCAGGATAACGATGGTGTATGGGCTGGCATTGCAGGCATTGCCTGTCCGCACGGTAGAGTTGGCGATCGCCTTTGGGTTCGTGAAACGTGGATGCCTGACGCGCCACGAGACGGATCATGGGGTGATATTGAATTCTATGGCTGCAAAGATTCAACGTTAAACATGATCCCTGAGCGTTTTCGCAGTCCAGAGCATTGTATTTATCGAGCATCTTGGAAAGGCCCTGAATTAGTTGGATGGATTCCATCCATTCACATGCCACACTGGGCCTCACGTATCGCTCTAGGAATTACTAATATTCGCGTAGAGCGCCTGCAATCAATTAGTGAAGAAGACGCAAATGCAGAAGGCTTTGATTATTCACAATCTTACGCTGCCAATTCTATTGGGTGGTTTGAAAAACCAAGAAGAGCATTCCAGCGCACTTGGGGAAATATTTACGGTACTGATGGATGGGATAGTAATCCGTGGGTATGGGTTATCGAATTTAAAAAGGTGGAATGATGGATAAATCAAGACAGCAATTTGAAGAGTGGTTTTAAAAAGAGTATCCGTTAATTGAGTCTCAACTAGAAAATACTTTACTTCAATCCGTAAAGCGTCAATGCCTTAAGGCTTGGCAAGCATCACGCGAGAGTTTGGGGGTTGAATTGCCAGAGCCATTTATTGCAAATGAAACTTGGTGCTATGACGAAGATTTAGTTAATCAGGCATTAATCAGCAACGGAGTGAAAATAAAAAATGAATGATGAATTGTTGGAATACGCAAAAGAATTAAAAAAACGTAGTGAGTCATTAATTAAAGCCGAACTTGAGAATGAAGAATTCACTTACAGACTGAATGATTGGGATAAATTAATTCACCCTAAAATGTTAATTCAGTTATGTGATGAAGTAGAACGAATTAATAGCTTAGAGCCTGTCGGTTATATAATGGAAAGCAGTTTTGATAATATCAGAGAATATGGATATACACATCTTAATGAAGAAAGAACTGAAAAAATAAATATCCCACTCTATAAATTAGATTAAATAACCATGCAAATAATCGGATATGTATTGCTGCTTGTAATGCAGGGTTCTGCTGTGCCTGTATCTGAGCAAATATACACACAGCAAGAATGCGAGAGCCGTGCTATGCAGATAATGCAAGTGCGGGATGCTGAGATAGTTTGTGGTGAGGTAATGAGATAATGAAAATAACAATTGAATGTAAAGATAATGAGTATTTATTTGCTCTAGAAGCGGCAAAAACAATTATAAGTAATAAACCAGATGTTAATGCGCTAGCTGTGGCTACTGGTGATGGAAAAACAGCGTACGGTAAGAAATCACACGCAGGTAATTACAAGATAACTGTGAAGGATTAATCAATGAATAAATACACCGAACTATCTGACTTCGAGATTAATAAAAAGGTTGCTGAAAAATTAGGGCTGGCGTACGAAGTCACAAGGTACGGCGTGGTTACAAGGATGAGCAATAAAGAGCAGTGGCGTGAATTCAATCCCTGCAACAACCCAGCCGATGCAATGCCGATTATTATTGAGAATAAATTAACTTTGTCACCAAGATACGATAGCGACGAGTGGATTTCTGAATCTATTTTTTATCATGATATTTACTCAGTAAATAAAAATCCACTACGCGCCGCTATGGAAGTGTTCTTAATGATTAAGGATGCGGAGAATGAAAAAGTATGACCTAATACTAGCCGACCCACCTTGGCAATATAATAATAAAGCATCAAACGGTGCAGCAACCAATCATTACAACACCACCGATTTATATTCCCTCTCTCGATTACCAATAGAAACTATAGCCTCTGAAAACTCCGTGCTGTGCATGTGGTACACGGGTAATTTTGCACTTGAAGCAATTAAGCTATCCGAAGCATGGGGATTTAAAGTTAAAACTATGCTTGGTTTCGTGTGGGTTAAATTAAATAAATTGGCAATGGAAAGAATAACAAAGCAAATACAAAACGGTGAGTTATTCGATGCCTACGATTATATGGATATTTTAAATAACGAAACGAAAATTAATGGTGGTAATTACACTCGTGCAAATGCAGAAATATGCCTGATAGCTGTTCGTGGTAATGGTCTACCACGTCAGTCCGCCAGTGTTCGACAAGTTGTTTACTCATGCCTTGGTGATCATAGTGAAAAGCCAAAGGAAGTACATCACAGGTTAGAGGAACTATATGGAGACGTGCCACGAATAGAGTTATTCGCTCGTGAGAAGTTTGGCGATTGGGATGTATTCGGGGATCAGGTGGAAAGCAATATTCAATTTAATAACGTATTGAAAATAGCATAGGTGAATTATGGATATTATCGACTCAGCAAACGAACTAGAACAATTACACATTCAAGCAGCATTATCAAATCGCCAGCCAGTAACTAAATCAATAAACGGAATGTGCATCTGGTGCGAAGAAATGCCAGCAGCACCAAATAGCGCATATTGCAGTAAAGATTGTGGGGATGATTATGAGCAGTATAAAAGGAAGAACGGAGGCGCATAAATGCAAACAGTCAGAGAATTCGCAAAAAAGCACAGAAGAAGTGATGAAACGATAAGGCGGTGGATAAGCGCTGGGAAAATATATCCAGCACCAACATTTGATGGGTATCAATATTTAATACACCCATCCGCACAAAAAATAACAAACTACGAAAATCTTAACCCAAGCATTCTATTAAATAAAAACTGCAAACTGTTAAAAAGGATTGAGACAGATGGCAAGAAACAGAAGCCCCAAAAACGCACACCTACCACCTAACTTATATTGCCGGAAAGGTTATTATAGTTACAGAAACCCCGAAACCGGCATTGAATACGGCATAGGAAGAAATAAAGCCGAGGCGGTAAATGAAGCCATCTCGGCTAACTTGTTTATTTATGGAAAAAAAGAATCATTAATAAACAGAATGGCAAGTAACGATGCAATAAAATTTCATGATTGGATAGACAGATTTGGTGAGATTATACTCCTCCGTGATTTAAAGAAAAAGACCCTAGATGACTACCAAGGACGGTTAAAAAGGATAAAAAATAGCTTCAACAATGTTCCTTTAAGTGAAATAAAAACTAAAGATATTGCTGATTATATAAATAATATTGTTTCGGATGGGAATATAACTACCGCAAGATTGATGCGTAGTATTCTCAAAGATATGTTTAACGAAGCGATGTCGGATGGTGTTGTTGATTTTAATCCCGTAATAGCAACCAGAGTTCCAAGGAATAAAATAGCTAGAACTAGGATGTCAGAAAGTGATTACATTCAAATATACAACACAGCAGTAGAGCACTGTCAGCCTTGGGTTAGTATGAGCATGGATTTGGCTATATTAACAGGACAGCGCTCTGGTGATATTAGAAAATTAAAATGGAATGACATTTATGATGGTTACTTATGGATAGAGCAAGAGAAAACAGGAACTAAAATAGCAATACCGCTTACCATTTCAAATAATATAGCTAATAAAACTTTGCAATCAGTGCTAGATAGATGCAAGCATGAATTGAACGGAAAGGAATTCGTGCTGGTTTCACAGAAGGGTGATATGCTAGCAGATAAAACCATTGGTAAGGCTTTTTCACTAGCCAGAAGCAAAAGTGGTTTGTCATGGGAGGGTTCTCCGCCGACGTTCCACGAAATCCGAAGCCTAGCATCCAGAGTGTATGGGAATGAAAAATCAAATGAGTTCGCTAACCAGCTTTTAGGACACAAATCAATGGATATGACCAGAATGTATCAGGATGATAGGGGTCTTAGTTGGAAAAAAATCGAAATTTGA